AATAGATTAACTAATTTAGAAGGCATTGAACATTTAACGAATTTAAAATCATTATATTGTTATAATAATCAATTAACTAATTTAGAAGGAATTGAACATTTAACGAATTTAGAAACATTATATTGTTCTAATAATAAATTTAATTTTATGTATAAATTTTATTTAAAAACACTAAAAATAAATGACTTAAAAATATAAAATGATAAAGAATTTTAAAATATTTGAACAATTAAATATGTCAGATATTGATCCATATGGTGAAGAAGATTGGGATGACGATAATGATACACCGATAATAACGTTGGCCAAAAAGCAAAATAAACCATTAGATCAAATAACACATTTGAGTTGTTCTGATAAATCATTAACTAGTTTAGAAGGAATTGAACATTTAACGAATTTAAGAGAATTGGATTGTTCTTATAATCAATTAACTAGTTTAGAAGGCATTGAACATTTAACGAATTTAGAATTATTAGATTGTTCTAATAATAGATTAACTAGTTTAGAAGGAATTGAACATTTAACGAATTTAAAAACATTATATTGTTCTAATAATCAATTAACTAGTTTAGAAGGCATTGAACATTTAACAAATTTAAGAGAATTATATTGTCATTCTAATCAATTAACTAGTTTAGAAGGCATTGAACAATTAACGAATTTAAAAATATTACTTTGTAATACTAATCTATTAACTAGTTTAGAAGGCATTGAACATTTAACAAATTTAAGAGAATTATATTGTCATTCTAATCAATTAACTAGTTTAGAAGGCATTGAACATTTAACTAATTTAAGAGAATTGGATTGTTCTTATAATCAATTAACTAGTTTAGAAGGAATTGAACATTTAAAGAATTTACAATATTTATATTGTAATAATAATAGATTTACTGATGAATATAAAAATTATTTAAAAACATTAAAAATAAATCATAAACAAATATAATGGCATTTGAAGTTAAAATAGTAAACATTAGTAGAAACGCAGATAATATAATTTTAACAGACAATTTAACTGTTGAAACGTTAAAAGTTAAATATAATTGGGTGCTTAACGCTAATGTTAAAAATTGTATCATAGGGCAAGATGATTATGGTATTGTATGGTATTCTGGGGAATGGATTTGTGGTGAATGGGAAGACGGAACATGGTATTCTGGAATATGGCATGATGGTATTTGGAAAAATGGTAGATGGTATTCCTATTTAATAGACGAATCAATGATAATAACACAAAGATTTGTCATTTTGGAAAAAGATAAAAAATATTCAGAATTTAGATCAGGGGAATGGTTAAATGGAGATTTTTACGACGGTATATTTGGTTATGACAGAGATGTTTCTAATAAATCTGTAAGTGACATAGAAAGCAAAAATTTTTCATCCGCTTATTGGAATTATGGTAGCTTTCATAATGGTACCTTTAAAAATTCTGTTTGGTTAGATGGTGTATTTTACGACGGTGAGATGTTAAATTCTTATTGGTTATATGGTAAATTTTATAACGGTGTATTTGATGATTATGAATGGTATGATGGATTATGGTTTGGGGGGGATTTTAAAAATGGCAAATGGTTTGATGGTAAGTTCAATCAATTAAAATATGATATTAAAAGTAGATTTGGAATTGGAAATTTTTGCATATGGTATCATGGCGATTTTTCAAGTGATAAATATAGTCCTTTAAATCAACCGGAATTTCATTCTGGATTAAATATAGATGAGAGTGGAAATACTATACCTAGTATTTACAATAATCAGTCTATTTGGATTAGTGGCAATTTCTATAATGGATTATGGTACGGTGGTCACTTCATAAGTGGAATATTCCACAATGGAAATTGGTATGGTGGAATACTAGGAAACACTATAGGTTCAGAATATAGTTATAAATGTGTATGGAATAACGGACAGTGGTATAATGGTTTATGGATCAACGGCGTTTTTAAAAATGGACATTTTTATGGAGGTATGTGGATTGATGGAATTTTAGAAAGTGGTCATTTATCAACTAACATTAATGATCGAGACATTATTCCACTGTCGATGACAAATATATTTAATCCTCCTGTAGTTATTACGAATTCCGCAACTACAACATCAAAACATTATGAAATGATTGGTAACGGTGTTGTTATTAATGATGGAGGAGGAAAAATAATAAATAGAGGTATATGTTGGTTTCCATCAGGTATTACTATTGATCCTTTTTATGGTAATAGTTTTGCGATCACAGACGGTGGTACAATCGGGGATATTAACATTACAATGAAAAATTTATTAAATACAACCACATATTATTACAGAGCGTTCGCTGAAAATTTGACCGGAATAACATACGGTGATGTTTTTAGCTTCACAACAACAGGAGAAACAGGACAATTACAGACAACTACATTACCCCCTCAATTGTTACCAACATCAAATAGTACGACATTTTTTGGAATGATAAATTCATCAGGCGAGTCTATTACTATTTTAGACAGTGGATTTTACTATACTGGTCATACTTCGCCAGATATAACTTACGGTTCAGAATCAAATGGAACAACATCGATAGGCACATTCTTTAATACTATAACGACATTAGAACCATCTACCTTATATGATTATGTTGCTTATGTTACCGATTCAGAAGGAACTGTAATCGGAGAAAATGAACACATTATGACACCTCCAATAGAACCGTCGTTATCGCCAACAGTAAGTACTGATGATGTGTTCTTAACAGGTTTTGATAGTGCTATAGCTTTTGGACATGTTATAGATAATGGTAATGACACCATCATCGATGAGGGTATTTGTTGGAATACGTCGCCAAATCCAACCATTACTAATTCACATACACATTATTTAGATCTTCAATCTTATTTTAACGGATATTTAACAGATTTAATAACGGGAACAACATATCATATTAGAGCATATGCAACAAATTCAATAAGTACATCTTATGGTAAAGATAAAACGATAAGAACAAAATCATCACCGATGGTTGATATTTTAAGTATAAAAAATATGTAATTAAAAATATGGCAACTCCACCGTCACCGATAACTAATAATTCAATGCAGGTAAATGGAAAAGTTACAGACTCTGGAAGTCTGGATATAACAAGTATTGGATTTGTTTACAGTTCTTCTGTAACATACCCAACAAAAAATCAATCCGATTGTAAATATTTAGATGTCAATTTAAGTAAAATGGATGATCTTGGAAATTTTCAAGATATCGTAACTGGGTTAACATCCAATACAATTTATTATTTTAGATCATATGCGGAAAACCCTATAGGTATATCATATTCGATAGAATCCGTATCAGGAACTACAAACGGAATAACTAATATACCACAAATAACATTCAGTTTATGTAGTTATATTACACCATATTATTATCCACAGCAAAATTTTGAAATTGGTGTAAATTATTACATAGTGGTTAGTGGACAAACAATAAAAAATGATGAAATTAATTTCGCTTATGGCGATTTAAGAGTATATTACAATAATTATTCTAGTATTATATCTGTTTGGACCGGATATTCTAATGATTATATGATAGGTAGTTATAACTATTTACCAGTATCAGAAAACACAGATAACCACATATTAACTTTTAAAACAACTCAGTGGTGTGGAATAGATGATTATTACAGTGTAACTGGTTCTTCTATAGCAAACGCGTGTTATCCTTTCTTGTGGGTAATGAAGTCAGAATCAAAAAACGCGGATTATTTCAAAGCTAAAAATGGAAATTATTTTTATAAAGATGCTTCATTGAATAACGGCAAATTAATTGAAAAAATAACCGGAGAAACTACCATGGTTTTTAGTTTAAAATTAGTAGAACCTAATAATTATTTAATCTTTGGTTATTTAGATTCATATAATAAAGATTATAATGTATCTTTTGGAATAGATGGAATAAATTGGTCCGGTATTACAAACAATAATTCTAATATTCGATTAGTTGAAACAGGTTTATATGAAAATGAAGTGATTAATTTTATGAGTCCTTGGCAAATATCAGGGCAACATAGTGTTTCTTATAGAGTAATAACATACAAATATGAAGATTTAGGTTTTCAAGAATTTTATATTAAATTTGTTTCTTATTATGATGAAATTTAAAAATTTGAAAAAAAATATTAATATATAAAGAAAAATTAAGAATAATTATATGAAAAACTTTAATGATTTTTTAAACGAAGATGCTGATAACAAAAAAGAAACAAGTAAATTATTTTTTAGCTTAAACTTTTTTAAAATATTAAATAAAATAAGTACTAATAAGGTAGCGAAAGAATTACTTGCAAACGACCGAAAACCTATTTCTAATATATCTTGGTTAGATATTGATGAGGAAGACAGCAAAAATATTTCATTCTTAACTACTGACAGAGCAAAAAGAATTGAAAATGTTGATTTAATTAATTATGATCCAAATAGTCCTTTATGGACAAGTACATTAAGACAAAGTTCATTAATAGGAAAAATAATCAATAAATTATTTCCTGATAAATTTACAAACATGGACATAGATGAATTCTATAATAGATATCGGCCAGAAATAGATGCGAAAAAATCAAAAGGTAACAATTTTGAATTAGTTAAAGGTGAAGATATTAGAAAATGGTATAATGAAAAAATGTACAACGGACGTATGGGATCTTGTATGAGATATGATAAATGTAAACCATTTTTTAATATTTATTGCGAAAATCCAGAAAAATGCGGTCTTTTAATTTATTTAGATGAAACTGGTGAAAAAGCTTATGGAAGAGCTTTGGTATGGTCTGGATTATTTAAACCGAGTGGAGATACAAAAGAAGATAAAGAACCATATACATTAATGGATAGAGTATATGTAGTAGAAGGTAAATCACAATTAGTAGCAATGTTTAAAAAATATGCAATAGATAATGGATGGATTTATAAAGAAGGAGATGCTTTTATGATGGACGGTCAACGAAAAACAACATCAGTTACGATACGTTTGAAACCAATAGATTATGGTAAATATCCATACATGGATACAATGCAATATTTTACACCGTCCACTGGCAGAGCGTCTTCAACAGCTGGTAATCCAGCCAGGGATCCGAGTAATCCTAGTAAAGTTTTTCATAGATATAATTTGAGAAGTCAAGATGGTGGTTATGCTAAAATTGATTAAAAAATACATAATAAAAGATGAATAAAATGACATATAAAAATTTTTTAAATGAAATTAATGAAGCCAAACCTGAAAAATTTGTCAAAGAAAAAAAATTATTAAAAATTTTTATTTCACCTAGATTACTTGTCATACTCAACAATATGATAAAAACAGGAGATTTTCAGGTTAAAACTGTAGCTAATAGAATAATAGGTCTTACGAAAACAGATAATGAACTTTTCGACATATCTTATTTTGATATGGAAGAAGGTAAAAATGATTTTATTTCTTTTATGCCAGCATCAAGAGCTTGGAGATCTATGAATTTCAAAGATCAAGAAGAAGCAAATATAGATCCAGATATAGATTGTCCAATGTGGAAAGGTAGTGGAAGACAATCATTGGCAGCCGGAAAACTAGTGAATAAATTATTTGATAATTTTTCTGATATGGCTATTGAAAAATTTGTTAACGCTTTTAGAGCAGAGATTTCAGCTTTATTTATTTTTAATAATTTTAGAGTTGTTAAAGGCGAAGATATTAGAAATTGGTATCATGAAAAAAATTATAGTACTAATCCGATAGGAAATTTAAATCAATCATGTATGAGATATAATAATTGCCAAAGTTTTTTCGATTTATATTGTAAAAATCCAGATAAATGTGGTTTACTTATTTTAACAGACTACAATCAAAAATTGATTGGTAGAGCATTAGTATGGTTTGGATTAAGAAAACCCACAGATAAGACTTTTATGGATAGAATTTATGTTAATAAACCTTCAGATGAAGAATTATTTAAAAAATACGCGATTCAACAAGGGTGGTTATATAAGTATCAACAAAGTGCACATGATACATCGTATGTTGAAAATGGTCAAAGAATACAAAAATCTGTTTCTTTACAATTACCAGCAATGGAATATAAAAAATATCCATATATGGACACTTTAAAATTTTATAACCCAGGTACTGGAAGATTGGCCAGTGATCAAGGAAATCCTGTTGAAGGATTTAAAAGAATCAAACTTGAATCAGGTGACGGTTCATATGGAAGAATTGATTAAAAATAATTAAATTAGATTTGAAAAAATATAAAGATTATTTATTTGAAGATAGAATTAACGTGAAAGAACTCAGAATGTTTTTTTCAGATAAACTTATTGAGGTTTTGGAATCAATGCAATCAGTTATTGCTAAAGAATTATTAGAATTACTTAAAAAAAACATTGAATATTCTTTTTCTTATGTTGATCTAGCAGATAATGTAGAAACTGTAAGTATATTGCCAGTAAATAGATTAAATAGAATGGAAGGCGTAAAAGACGACGATTTAATTGTTCCTCAACCTAATAGTGTTGTTTGGGGGAAATATGGTAGACAAATAAATAGAGTCGGTGCTTTTGCTACGAGACTTCTTCCGGAATATGCTGGAACTAAAGAATTAGAAAATTTTGTTCATGAATTTAAAAGCAAATTAGATTCTGAAAATTATACACTTAGAATTGTCGATGGAGAAGAACTTAGAAAATATTATCATGTAGATACTTATTATAATCCCACTCCGGGCATAATTGATAAACCACCAGATGGTAGACCAGATCCTAGATCGGTATTAATGAAATCCTGTTTAAAACATCCAGAAAAACAAGGATTTTTTGACATTTATGTTAAAAATCCAGACAATATTAAAATGTTAATAATGTTAAATAAAAAAGAACAACTTGTGGCTAGGGCTTTAATATGGTATAATGTTTTTGTAGTAGATAAACCAGAATCACCGACTAAGGGAACTTTATTGGATAGAATATATTACACAAATGAATCTGATGTGAATATATTTATAGATTATGCTAAGAAAAATGGTTGGTCATATAAAACACATCAAGTTAAAGATTGTTTGACTTTTATATTTAACGGTGTTGAAATTAATAAACCAATATCAACCAGATTACCTAATCACGGATATTATAAAACTTATCCATATATAGATACTTTATGTTTTTATACACCAGAAACAGGAAGAATTGCTAATTCTAGAGGTAAACCTGCTAGAAATCCGAATACTGGAAATGTATTTGAAAGATTACAATTACAAAGAACAAACGGCGGATTTAAAAAGTTAAGAGAATCCAATTAAAATAAACTTATAATAAATGTTCATATATAACTATAATAGTTTTTTATTTGAATCGGATGATGATAAAAAATATATTTTAGTAATATCTTCTAAATTTAAAATACTATTATCGAAAATAAAATCTCCAATATCTGACGCTATTTTATTGGCAGTAAATGAAAAAAAATTCGATATTTCATTTCTAGATTATACAGAAGAAAAAGATAAGATTGATAAAATAACTTATTTACCGTCTAATAGAATTTCTCAAGATTTAATTGATGATTCGCCATCAGAACCTTGGAATTCTAGAATGAGACAAGAAATATCTGTGGGAAAAATAATTAATAAATTATTTCCTGATAAATTTAAACAAACCGAAATAGAACAATTCGTAAATGATTTTAAAGCTGAAATTAACAAGTCTTTTTCTAAATTTAAACTAGTTGATGGTGAAGAAATAAGATATTGGTATCTTGAAGATAGGTATGAAAACACATCGCGAGGTGATATAAATAATTCGTGTATGAAAGCTATCAAATCTCAACCATTCTTAGATATTTATACAAATAATCCAGATAAATGTAAACTTTTAATATTAATGAGTGATAAAGAAAAAGAAAAAATTAAAGGAAGAGCTCTAGTTTGGTGGGGATTAAGAAAACCACTTGATAGAATTTATATGGATAGAGTTTATACCATAGATGACGCTGATAAAAAATTATATATTAACCACGCTATGCAAAACAATTGGTTTTATAAAGTAAAACAAGTTATGCATGATTCATCATATATGGATAATGGTAAAATTATTACTAGTTCAGTGGCTATAGTATTGAAACCAAGAGAATATGAACATTATCCATCATTAGACACCCTTCCTTATTATACACCAAGCACGGGAAGACTCGGTAGTAATGCTGGTAATTATATACCTGGACATAAAAGAATAATTTTAAATAGTGCTAGCGGTGGTTTTACAAAAATAGACGTATAAAAAATTTTGAATCCTTAAAAAATAAATTAAATTATGGATTGTACATGTGAACCCAAATTCAAGGGTATTGCTGACAATATAATTAAAACCGAACACGATTATTTCGAAAAAAGTTTAAAATTGCACTACAAATGTGATCCCGATAAAAGATGTATTTTAAATATAATGAGATATTTAAATAGTATGTCAGATTGGAAAAATTATAAATTTAATCAATATAGTGTTAAGAAAAATGATAATGATTTTATAATCATCTTCAATTATATTGCTCCAAAACCAGTTTTTACAAAATGAACTACTGAAAACTAAAGATGTAGTCGAATTTGACAATTTTTTCTAAATATATAGAATGTAAAAAATAATACATTCTAATGAACTACAAAGACATTTATTACATTTTTATAGAAAATCAAAACGAAAAATGTGTCATCAAAGCCACCAAAGATTTTGAATGGTTCATAGAAATATTTATCGGAAAAGAGCCGTCCATCGATTTTATATATTCATATTCGAATAAATATTTCATAGACGATATAATGGATACACTTAGAGAAACTTACGATTATGTCGAAGAAATATCTTTTAGCGACATAGACGATTACATGGAAGAAATTATATTTTAGAAAAAAATGATATTTTTTTGTTAATATATATTGATGTATTGTATCATTTTTTTTGAAAATGTAAAAGATATGTAAAAAAAAATAGAAAAATATGAAAAATTTAAAATTAGAATTATTTAATTTCAAAAACAGATTGACTTTTGATCAAACTGATATTTCAAGTTTAGTTGAAGGTTTTATTATTAATTATGATAATATGTCTGAAAAGGAAATGGTTAAAGGTATTAACGAAAAATTATTGAAATACACGTACGATACTGATGTGAAATTGTTTTTAGAATCTTTAGATTCTGAAATGAAATCTTATCCATTAGTATATGAATTAAAAGATCTTTATAAAAGAGTCGAAAGAGACAATCAAGGCATGTTATATCGTCAACCATTACAGACGATCTTGGAAATTATTAATAAAGACAATGATGACGCCAGGATGGAATCGATTCTTAATGAGCTTCGTATGTATGATTGGGTACCTGAAATTAAAAGATTTGTGTTTAATTTAACTAAATCTCCTATGGATAGACAAAATATGTCTAACTCTGGAAAGGCCGAAAAAGTTTATACGATAGTTGAAAAAGTGGATAACGGTTATATGGCTTTTGTATCAGATAGATGGTTTTTAATAAACGAAAATGAAATTAAACAAGTTTTAGCTGAAGATTATCTTTCGGATGAAGATAAAGTAAGAGAAATTAGATTACTTGAACAATGTATGAAATTATCAACAATTGAAAATGATAAAATTTCCTTTAAGATTGACGAAAATGTTATGGTAAGCCTTTCAACTAAAAACGATAAATCTTTATTTATTAACGAGGAAAAATTAGATCCCGAAACGACTTTAGAAAACGTTTTTAATTCTCCCATTATTCCTTATTTAAAAAGAGATTATTTTATGTTAATTAATACTATTAAAGAAAATTTGAACAATCTTGTTGAATTGGATATATCCCTTAAAGTTACAAATATTTTAAATCCTTATTTGGAAACATATGCTTTTAATTATAAAGATAAAATTTATTGTTATAATAAAGACATTCGCACAGGAAGTTCTTTTTATCAATATGAATCTGTAAATGAACTAATTAATGACATTAAAAAAGATCTTGATTGTGATTTGACTTATTTTTTTGAAAATAAATTATCAAAAGAAATGAAACAATTGAAAACTTTAGAAGATAAAGAAAAATCAATCGAACTTAAAATTAAAGATGTTAAAGAAGCTATTGATGAATTGAAAAACGAACATGCTTTATTAGAATCCGATAAAAATCTTAAATTAACTTTCGATAATCTTTTAGTACATAAACATAATTTATATAAAGAACTTAATAAAATCAAAGACGAAAAAATTCAATTTAAAAAAACCTTAATTTAATAATTGAAATTGATAAAAAAAAATATATGTCATGACAACAGATTTGGATTTTTAAAAAGTTATGAATTAAAAAAATGCTCATGTTCTATAATTGAATATGAGCATTTTTTTTTTAAACTTTTAAAAAGTCAATAACTATAAGCATTGTTTTGAACATCAAATTTTACAGGCATCACGTTAAATGAAATAAATTGTAGTTAAATAAAGCTTTTCAAAAAATTTCCCCAATTTACAAAATTAAATTAAATTAATTAAAAAATAAATTTTTAAAAAAAAATTACAAAAATGGCAAATTATCTTGACGACGATGAATTATACTACGAAATTGTTTTGAGTAAAGGTCGTGGCTTCTTGACAAAGAAAGCTGAAAAAATGTTATTATTAATAGGTCAAAATATGATAAGAAGAAAAAATAATATGTATAAAACAGAAGATGATAAAAATGATTGTCTTCAAACCGGACTTCTTTTTATGTTTCAAAAATGGAAAAATTTTAATGAAAAAAAATACAAATTAGCTTTACCATTTTTTTCAGAGGTTTTTAAAAGAGGAATGGCTTGTGGATATAATGAGCTAACTCAAAAAAAAACAAATTGTGAAAGAATAGTTATGGTTAGCATAGATTCTAGTAATGATGGTGAAGGATTTCATAATTTTTAAAAAAATATATATTACAAATGGGATATAGAGCCAAACCAAATGTCATTTTAAAGAAAAATGGGAAAAAGATGTACAATAGTGGTGAATATCATCTTATTCATCCATCTAAATATTTGGGTGATGCTGCTTTAATTTATTGGAGATCTTCTTGGGAATATAAACTATATTTTTATTTAGATAACGAACCACGTGTACTTCATTGGAATGTTGAAGGAATGACAATTCCATATGAAATTCAAATAGATGGAAAATGGGAAACTCATAGATATCATCCAGATTGTTTCGCAGAAATACAAAGAACGGACGGTACTATATCAAAAACAGCAATAGAAATAAAACCATATAAAGAAACAATTCCTCCGGAAAAACCAAAAAAAGAAACTTTAAAATCATTAGAAAATTACGAATATAGAATGAAATTATTTTTAAGAAATCTGGCTAAATGGAAAAAAGCCAAGGAATATTGTAACAAAAGAGGTATTGATTTTTTTATTATGACTGAAAAATTTTTCGATGATCATTCAATAAAAATATTTTAACAGAAATGGATAAATATAAAGGATTAGAATCATTTTCATCATATTGTCAAAAGTTGATAGGAGAATATAATGGTAATATGAAAAGATTGGTTACAGAGTCTACTGATCTTATTTTCAGTTTAATAAAAAATCCAAATCTTGAAGTTAAACGATCAATTAAAGGAGGAATCTACGTTGGTAAATTTTATTTGATAAGATATAATTATAATGGAAACAAATTATGGTGTCCTGTTTTTGTAATAGACGATAGATACAATGCAGAAATTCAAAAAAGAATTATTTATGCGATAAATTTTGATTATTTGCCTTTTAGATATAAGATTGTATATCTGGATAAATTATTTAATATGTTTCAATCAATAATAATAAAAAATATAAAAAATAACGATAATGATAATGATGTTAATAAAGAAATACCTTTAAAAGTTAACTTTGAATCAATATACAGATCTTTAAAAAATAACGGGGATTTTAATTTTTGTATAACAGGTTTTGATTATAGTAAAATAGTTGGTGTTGATAAAGGTGAACCTGAAATTTATGGAATATCCATTAATATTGTACCTAGATTTATTTTTTTAAATACTAAACAAGTAAATAAAAACATTATGATAAAAGCATTAAAAAATACAGATATAGAAAAAGAAAAAGAAAAATTATCTATAATTTTAGAATTATATGAAAAAACAGTGCAAGATTTCGATAACGATGTTAAAGAATATTATCAAAAATTGAGATTGATTGAAAATCATTACAAATTATATGATAATTAAATCAATCATAATATATTAATATATAGTAAAAAATAAATAAATTAAATGGCAAGTTACGATAGATATAAAAATAATCAAGGAAACTCTTCAAATTTCGGATTATTCAATAGAATTTTAAGAGGACTCTCTACAATGTTCGGGGGTCTTGAATATAATGACATGAGAATAAGAAACGCCTACGCTGTTGGTGTCCATGAAGAAACTACTGATGTATTATATCAACCGAATAGTTCAAATATGTATGATTTATTTACTAAAAAGACTATTGCTAGATTTTTAGACAAAAAATCAATAGCATATCTCGATAGAACATATTTAGATAAAAGAAAAATATTAAGACAATACTCTATAAAAGACGAAATAAAAGATTTTATTACACAAATTGCTGATGAGTGTATTATATATGATGATAATAATAGATTTTGTTTTGTTAAAGATCTTCCAGATACTTACGAACAAACTATAAAACAAAAATACCAAGAAGTATTCACGAAAATAATAAACACTTTCAATTTTAACGAAGGTCAAATCGCTTGGCAATATCTTAAAAATCTTTTAATAGACGGTTATATTTCATATGAAATTATCTATGACGATAAACAAAAAAATATAATAGATTTAGCTCCATTAGATCCTTTAACACTGATTGTTGCTACTGATCCGAATACAAATACAATGATCTGGATTCAACATCCAGATAATCCACAAATGCGTAAAATCTTATTAGATTCTCAAATTATTTATATATCATATTCAAATAATAATGAATATGGTGAAACTTCTTATGTTGAAAATTTAATTAGACCATATAACCAATTAAAAATGATTGAGCAAGCTCGTCTATTATATAATATAAATCAAGCATCAATTTATAAAAAATTTGTAATACCAGTCGGAGGATTAACTCGACAACAAGCCGAACAACAAGTTTATGAATTAATGAGTGAATATCACGACGACGTACAATGGGACGAAAGAATGGGCACTGTTGCTATAAACGGTAGCACTAATATACCATTTAGTAAAGATTTCTGGTTTCCAGAAGGACAAGGAGGTACACCTAGCATAGATATATTACAACCGACTCAAGTAAATTTAAATGAAGATATAGTACTTCAATGGTTTTATAAAATATTGAAAAGAGCAAGTAAATTGCCTTTTCAAAGATTTGATGAAGATAATGGTGGTGGATCTTATGCATATGATTCCAGTGCAGCAATTACGAGAGACGAAGTAAAATTTAAAAACTATATAAATAGAGTTAGAACAATATTTAAAGAAATCTTATTGAAACCGTTAAAAATTCAAATGATTTTAGAATTTCCGGAATTAAAAGACGATACTACTTTCAATGACAACATAAGATTAGAATTCATATCTGATACATTATTCGAAGAATGGAGACATTTGAAAAATATGAGTGAAAGAGCTGGTATCGCATCAACATTAATGTCGTCATTACAAAATTCAGAAGGAAAATCATTTTTAAGTATTGAATGGGTAATGCGTCATATTATGAAATTTACAGATGCTGATATTGAAGAAAATAGAAAATATAAAATGCTAGAACTCAAATCCGGAGTCGGTGGTCCAGAAGGTGCTGGTCCAGAAGGTGGATTTGCCGGCGGATTTGGTGGAGGCGCTCAATTCGGTGGTGGTGGAGGAGCACAAATGGGGGGAGGAGCACAATTTGGTGGTGGATCACAAGCTGGTGGCGCTCAATTTGGCGGTGGAGCACAAATAGGTGGAGAAGCGCAAGCCGGTGGTGGAGCACAAGCCGGTGCTCAATTTGGCGGTGGAACACAAGCGGGTGGAGGATCTCAAACACCATCACCACAAGCCGGACAAGGAGCCACATTCTAATAAGAAACCATTATGTGCCTTTATCCAGTGAATCGTTCAGATAAAGAAATAAACAAAAAAACCTATCTTTTTGATAGGTTTTTTTAATTTAATATTAAAGATTTTATTTATTCCATATATATTTTAAATTTCCACTATCGTATATTCTAAATATATTTTTTTCTATCATTATATCGTGTTCAGATTTATTTGGATCTTCACCGTTTTTTACTAAATTATCTTTTCTAAAATTGAATCTATATTTTCTTATTCCGTCTATAATATAAAAATAGTTTGGTCGTGTTTTATGAATTAGTTTGAATCCAAGATTTTCATATAAGTTACCTGTTGACCACGATCTATCGGCATAACTAATTATTTCTATCGGATTATATTTTTTGATAAAATATTTAAATAATTTAGAAGCACTACCAATTACATTAGTGTTTAATTTATTGCAGAATCTAAGTATTTCATATGTGTCATCTATTGATTTTTGACCCATCGATTTTCTTAAAGATCCAAATGTCATGATTGATACTAATTCATTTTGATTAAATAAACCAATTTTTATTTTAGAACCGACAAAACCTTGTAAATGATTTTTTTCTAAAAAAATTTTAACTAATTTATTATCGGTTATTTCTTTTATATCGCATTTTCTAGCCATTATTTTATTAGATTTTCCGATAAGATTTAAAATTCTAGATTTGACTATATCAGTTTTATATAACCAATCATCTTCGTATATTTGAATAAGTTTCATTTCGTTTTTTTCACATAATTCAGTTTTATTAAAATGATAATAATTTTCTTTAAATATCTCGGAATGCCAATATAATCCATTAAATTCGAAAGCCAATTTCAATTCCGGTAAATATATATCTATTTCATAAGGATTTATTGTCTTTCTATCATTTAATGAAATTTCTTTATTATAATTTTCTTTTATGAATTCTTGTAATTGCACCTCAAATCCGCTATTTGAAGAAGAGCCTATAGGATTACAAATAGTGCAAATAGTTGTTTTATAGATTTTAAATCTTTGATGTAATATAATAAAAGGAATATCATATTGTTTTTTACACACATCACAAAATATTGTATATTTTTTATTTTTAAAATCTATATTTATGATATTTAACTTACAATATAATTTTTTTAATTTTTTAGTTTGTAATTCGATGGATTTAGATGGATTATCCACACCGTATTTATTTACAAATGTGTCTTTGATACTATTTTTAAATTCTTCTGAACCAAAATAATAATCATTTTTGTATTTTTTTTTATTGGTGTTTTTTATTTTATCTAAAATAATATTGGACATGAAAGAATTATCTGATCCATATTTATCGTTAAACGTCGCTTTAATTTTTTCCTTAATATTATTATCTTTGAGAGGATTATCTACTCCATATTTTTTTATACAGGTTTTTTTTATTTTTTCTTTAGTTTCATCAAACAACATTTGATGTTCTACTCCATATTTTTCTAAACACGTTTTTTTGTTTTTTATGCAGCTACACTTCAAACATGTATATAAATTATATTTTTTAAAATTTTTATTATAATTTTTATATGATAAAATTGTCTCTAATCCACAAACATCGCACCTGACATGTAATTTTTTATGACTTTGTTTTTGCAAATGTTCAATTGGAATAGTTATAATATCTTTTAAATTAACAATATAATCAAATTTCTTAAAATAATCAATATTTTGTTTGGTTATCTTTACATCTATATTTTTTTCTATTATCATTTTTTATTCCATAAAAATTTTAAACTACCTGAATCATATATTCTAAGTATTCCTCTATCTAACATTATTTCATGTTCGGTTTTAGTCGAATCAAATCCTTCTGTTATCAATTTATTTTTTCTAAAATTAAATCTATATTTTCTTGTTTTATTAATAATATAATAATAATTTGGTTTTGTTTTATGAATCAATTCAAATTCTAGTTTCTTATATAAATCACCATTGGACCAACTACGATCAGCATAACTAATTACTTCTATCGGATTATATTTTTCAATAAAATATTTAAAAAGTTTACTAGCTCCACCTATAACGTTAATATTTATTTTATTACAAAATCTAAGCATTTCAAATGAACTAATTGAAGATTTTTGACCCATGGGAATTCTCAATGATCCAAATGTCATTAAAGATACGATTTCTTCGTTATAAAAAAGTCCGATTTTTATTTTAGAACCAACAAAACCTTGAATATGGTTTAATTCTAAAAAATCTTTAACCATATTATTATCAGTTATTTCTTTTATTTCACATTTTCTAGCATATATTTTATTTGATTTGCCTAGAATATTTAATATTCTAGATTTAACTATGTTTTGTTTATATAACCAATCGTCTTCGTAAATATGTATTAAATGAATTCCTAATTTTTCACATTCTTCGGTTTTATTTAAATGATAATTTGCATCTTTGTAAAATTCAGAATGCCAATAAAGTCCATTAAATTCGAAAGCAATTTTCAAATTTGGTAAATAAATGTCTATTTCTTTTGGTGGTATTATTTTAGCGTTAGTAATGACATCAAATTGATAGTTTTTTTTTATAAAATCTATTATGTTTTTTTCTTCACTCGATGTTGAAAAATAACCAATTGGATTACATATCGAACACAATTCAACTTTTAATTCTCTTCTTGTTTGATATGCTCTTTTATTTAATGAAAAATTTTGATTGCATTTTTTACAATAAAAAATATAATCATCTCCAACATAATCAATAATTCCATATTTATTTTTTAAGAAATTTAAAACTTTGTTTTTAATTTTTTGTTTAAAATCAATTGATTGTGATATATATTTTACTCCATTATTTTCAAAACATGTTTTTTCTTTTTTGATTTTTATATTTTTATTTTTAGATACATTATCAACACCATATTTATCCATTATGGTTTTTTTAGATTTATTTTTTATAATATCATTTGATAACCCCCAATCGCATCCCCAATTTATTCTATTAGTTTTTATTTTTTTTTCTTTTATTTCAATACTCTTAGACACATTATCTACTCCATATTTCTCTAAGTTTTTTTCTTTTATTTTGTTCTTAACATTATCTATTTGAAAAACATTTTTTACTCCATATTTTTCTAATAAATTCTTTTCATTTTTACATTTTTTACAATAATATTTGATTAAATAATCATTCTTCACTATAGAATTAAATTTGACTTTCCTTTCTATTCCACAAATATCACACCTTATATTAATTAACGCATGACTCCCGTTACTTAAATCCTTAATAAACACATCAATTGTTTCATTGACTCTCCCAATATAACCTAGCTTTTTATATCTACTAATATTCGATGAATTCAATGTTATACTTACTTTATCGTCTATTATCATGATAAGATTTATTAATATATATAATTAAATGGATGTTATGTTTTGTCTAAATCACCATTAAATACATCAAAATAGAAAAATATCACATTTTTAATGTAATATATAAATAAAAAAATAAAAGCAAACATGAAGAATGTTCTGATTATTGAAAATTCAACCAATGGATTGCAAAAAGTCAACGAATCTGTTACCCCAACAGGGAAACGTCAATACATTTTAGGTGGTATATTCACTGAATTTGGTGTGAAGAACAGAAACGATAGGATATATAGTGCTGATAGATTTTTGCCGCACTTGGATGAATTATTAGAAAGGAAAAAAACACTGGGTGTCGTTTATGGCGAGTTCGATCATCCTGATGTTTTTGATACAAGTTTATCTAGGGTATCTCACATTGTAGAAAAAGCTTTTTATGTAAAAGATAAAAATAGAGTTGATGGTGAAATTAAATTACTAAATACTCGTTGGGGGAAAGAAGCCCAAGCTTTAATAGATGATGATTGCCCTATTTTTGTTTCATCTAGGGCCGCTGGAATAACAGAATCAAATGGCGAAGTAACAATTAAGAAATTGTTTACTTATGACGCTGTTGCAGATCCTGGTTTTAGCTCCGCAAAAATGGAACTTCGCACATTAAATGAATCATTAGGATTTAACGAAAGTGCTAACTTTAGGATATATGATATATCCGACGAGTCAAAAATAAACGATTTGTTCAATATGGATAATAATGAATTTGTAACAAAAGAACAGATGGAAAAGTACTCTAATTATTTAACTGGAGAAATTGCTAAAACAAAAAATGAAATTAGTGAAACCATTAAAAATGGTGATTTTGATCCAAAAAAATTAAATGATTTGTATGAAAAGTACGAAACCTTCAATGAGGGATTTAAGAAGATAGCTTCTTATCTCGATTACTTAGCCGAAACGATGCAAGTATTGGTTAAAGAAAATAAAAAAATTAAAAAAACAAACGAAAAACTAGAAGAAGATTTAGAAAGAACTACAGAAAGAACTAAAAAAATTATCGAACACAATGATTATCTGGCAGAAAATCTAGAAAAAGCAATTGGATATACTGAATATGTTGCTGAATCAGTTGATAAATCAATTGATTATTCCAATTACATTGCAGAAACACTGGATAAATCAATAGACTTCTCAGAATATATCGCTGAAAACGTTGATAATACAATTAAATATTCAGAATATATCGCTGAAAACGTTGATAAATCAATTGATTATTCCGAATATATAGCTGAAAATCTAGATAAAAATATAGCTTATTCAGAATATGTTGCTGAAAGTTTAGATAAAAATATAGCTTATTCAGAATATGTTGCTGAACATGTTGATAATAATATTAAATATGCAGAATATATCGCCGAGCATGTTGATAATGGAATCAAATATTCAGAATATATTGGTGAACAACTCGATAATAGTATTAAATATGCTGAATATATTGCTGAAAATTTGACGGATGCAATTGCTTATGAAAATTACATCGCTGAATCTTTAGATAAAAATATAGAATATAATAAATACATCGCTGAAAAATTAAATTCTAAAGGAAATTTGATAAGAGAATCTATTGAAACTCCTGAAGAAAAAATGGGTAATTTTAAAACCGGTTCTGTCGCAAAGTATTACGATGATGACGAAGATATGAACAACGTTCAACCAATCGATGACGACGATGAAACTGGAGTTCAAAATCAAGGTCAGACTCAAACGCAAGGTCAAGCTCAAGTTCAAACGCAAGGTCAAGCTCAAACGCAAGGTCAAGATGAAGAGGAAGAAGATGTTGATATTGAAGGAGTAAATGCCGAAGAAATTCAAGATGAAGAAGATAAAACAGAACTAGTACCTGGTCAAGTTGTTAAAATTGACGATGATAAAACGGGTGAAATTTTAGCAATTAATGCTGACAATGGAATTGCTGTAGTTAAATTATCAGATACCGGTGAAGTTCAAGAAATTCAAGAAAATAGATTATCAATCATAGGTGATAAAATTTATGATTCAGAAAATACATTAAAGAAATTAGTGTTAAAGCAAATCAATGAATCCAAAAAACGCAAGGCTTCAGAAGATAAAGAACCTCATTTCTTACTTTTCTTAACTGAAAAGAAAAAGGCAGCATACTATAACCTTTCTCAATCAGATAAAGAAAAAGTAATCGTTGCAATGAACGAAAGTAATGGTTATACAACAGAAAATGAAGTTTTAACAATAATGGCTAAAGCTCTAACTTCAGCCGTAAGAAGCTTTAATGACAAATTGATCGACAATATCCCAAACGATCTTAGACCAATTTGGGAAAGTTTACGTCCAGAAGTTCAAGGAAGTATTATAAGTAGTGCACAATTTTATACAAACCTTACTGAGGATAAAATGGAAAGTTTCTGGAATAGTAGAAACCTCCACGAATATGCTAAAAAAAGTTCAGGTAAAGTTACACTGTTAACAGAAAAAAATAATAGTTTTGATAATACAAAGTTATCTGAAAATCAATTAGAAGCATATTTAAAAAGATTACAAAGATAAATTTTATATGTTTGATAGTCGATTTAGAAAAAAATGACTTTTTAAATCAAATATATAACTAAAAAAAAAATTAAAAAAATGAATTTTATAGTAGACGGTGTGAAAGCACAAAAAAAATGGGCTCCTATCTTAGACGCTCTTAAAGTTGTTGATGATGATAAAAGAGCATGGATGTCCGAATATGCAGAAATGCATCAAATGAATGAAAATGTTGGTTATGCAACATTGAATCAAAATGGTATGGGCAAAGTTCTAGCTCCCGTTATCTCTACAGTTCCTGGTGCCACTTGGCAAGGTGATGGAGTAATCGGTAGTGGTGACGTTGCACAAAATCTTCTCCCTGTCGCAATGAAGATCGCAGCTCAAACGATTGGTTTGGATTTGGTTGGTGTTAAACCAACAGCTTCTCCAAGAATCGAACTCTTATTTGTTGATTTCAAATATGATAACGCTTATGCTGACGGTATTCGCGAAACAGCTGACGCTAATCAAAGACCTTTGGTTTTTAAAGTTAAAGGTAATGATACAGCAGAAGATTTACTTTTAAAACAAGCTCTTCAATTACAACTTTCTTTATTGAGTATTCAAGAAAGAGTTGGTGGATTATCCAAGAGAACTTGGGTTCATATTGGAGCTGGTGGAGCAGTAGCTACAATGACAAATGGACCAGCAGTTGGTTCTTATACCGATTGGTTGGAATTTTTAGGATTTTCCAGAATTGATGGTTATCCAATGTTTAGATGCTACAGACAAGCTGGTTTCTCAGTTGGTTCTTTGGTACCACAAGATTCTACAGGGGCTGCAAATTACCCATGGCAAACTGGAATGAATACATTCCCACAAACTGGCGCTATTACTACCTACTTATCAACTAATGATTTTGGTACTATAAGCGGTACAACTACTACAGGTTTAACAGCTGGTACATGGACAATTGAATTGATTTCACTATTGGAAGATCACCTACCTGGATTTTCAGCTGGTTGGACATCTAATATGGAAAATGGCTGGGAAGGTCCTATGTCAAGATTCCAAGATGAAAAAACTTATCCTGGTGTTATTGGTCCTGATGTATTCACAAAATCAGTACAAGTAGGAGATGTTGAAATTTCATCAACATTGAAAAGAACTCAAATTGAAGATATCAAAGCCGCAACCGGTATGGATATTGTTCAAAAACTCGAAGGAGTTTTAATTAACGAACTTACCCAAGTTATTTCTAAAGAAATCGTCGGTAAAGTTAGAAACTTAGCTCTCAAGAATAGAACATCTTATACTGCTCCAAAAATGGCAGATGGTGTAACATCAAAATTCGACCTCAATGTTGATACATACGTAGCAGCTTTGAATACTGGAATGGGTGAAACAACTCACTCAATCCAAAGAAAACTTATTGCCAAAATCAATAACGCTTCTAACTTCATCGCTACTGATGGTAGAATTGGACCAGCTCAATATTTAGTAACAAACGGTAACTTAGCTTCCGTTATTCAAGATATCGCTGGTTATACTATTAATCCAGTTAACGCTGGCAAATTAAATACCAACGGTCAACTTTATCCAATGGGTAATGTTGGTAATATCGCAATCTACGTTGATCCATACATGAGATGGGATGATAACTATATCTATTTAGGTAGAAAAAATAGTGTTGATCAACCAGGTCTTCTCTTTATCCCTTATTTAATGGCACAATCAATTTCCTTGATTTCCGAAGCGACGTGGGCACCAAGAATGTTGATCAGAAGCAGATATGCTGTTGCTGATATTGGATTCTTCCCAGAAAAACAATTCATGGCTATTAAGGTTACTGATTCTGAAGGTGTTCTTATCTAATCAGACTATCAATAATTATATTATTATAGTAAATAAAAAAGATCCGGCAATGTGCTGGATCTTTTTTTTTGTTCAAACTTTGTTTATTCATATGAATATAATAATTTGAACTTTAAAATTAATATATATAATAGAAAAAAACCAATAACTTCCAATGATAAAAAATCACAATATTGATATTAAAGTTCATAATAAAAATTTATCTTATTATAAAAATTATAATAATAGTATCAAATCTGGTGATACTATTAATATTGATATAAAAAATTTACCAAAATATTCTAAAGTTAGAATAGATGTTATTTGCGATTCGTGTGGAAAAGAAAAAAAGATAAGATATTTCGATTATAGAAAAATCACTAAAGATTTATCTGATAAATATTATTGTGCGGAATGTAAATGGGAAAAAACTAAGTTGACAAATATTCAAAAATACGGAGTAGAAAATGTTTTTCAAGATGAAAATATAAAAAATAAAATAAAAAAAACAAATATAGAAAAATATGGTGTTGAATATTACTCAATGACAAATGAATATAAAGAAAAAACTAAAAATGAATGTTTAAAAAAATATGGTGTAGATCATCCATTGAAAAATAGAGAAATTTTACAAAATTTAAAAAATACTAATTTGAAAAAATATGGAGTAGAATGCACGTTACAAAATGATGAAGTTAGATTGAAAATAATAAAAACTAATATAAAAAAATATGGGGTCGATGTTCCTTTGAAAAATAAAGAAATCGTTAACAAATTAATAGAAACAAATATAGATAAATATAAAGAACGTTCACCCTTGCAAAATATGGAAGTAAGAAAAAAATCTTTACAAACACTAATGAGTAATTATGGTGTATATAATCCGATGAAATCCGATATAATCAAAGAAAAATCAAAGAAAACCAAAATTGAGAATATTTTAAAAAAATTCGAAAATATTAATATTATTAAAATAGATTCTTCTAATTATACTTTTAAATGCGATTGTAGAGAATCACATGAATTCACAATATCTTCAATGTTATTGTATAATAGATTAAAATGTAAAACTAAATTATGTACTGTGTGCAATCCAATTAATAGTTATAATAATTCAGGCTTTCAAATAGATTTTATTGATTTTATAAAATTAAATTATTGTGGTGAAATATTGAGTAATAATAGAGAAATTATAAAGCCTTATGAGATAGATATATATCTTCCAGAACTCAAATTAGGATTTGAATTTAATGGTGTTTATTGGCATAATGAATTATATAAATCAAATAATTATCATTTAGAAAAAACAGAACTATCCGAAAAAAATGGAATTAAACTCATACATATTTACGAAGACGATTGGATCTATAAACAAGATATAGTAAAATCTAGAATATTAAATATCTTAGGCGAATCAAATAAAATATATGCTAGAAAATGTGAAATAAAAGAAATAAATACAATATCATCTAAAACATTTTTAGATGTCAATCATATTCAAGGACACGTAGGTTCGAAAATTAAAATAGGACTTTTTTACGAAAATGAACTTGTTTCTCTCATGACATTTGGATCTTTAAGAAAATCAATGGGTCAAAAATCAACAGCGAATTCATACGAATTATTAAGATTTTGTAATAAATTGAATACTAATGTTGTGGGAGGAGCTAGTAAACTTTTTAAATATTTCATTGAAAAATATAATCCGATAGAAGTAATTAGTTATGCTGATAGATCTTGGTCATCTGGTCATTTATACAAAATATTAGGTTTTAAACTAGAACATAAAACCAGACCAAATTATTATTATGTAATAGATGGAATTAGAATGCATCGTTTTAATTTTAGAAAGGATAAATTAATAAAAGAAGGTTTTGATTCAAATAAAACAGAACACGAAATAATGTTAGAAAGAAGAATCTATAGAATATATGACTCGGGACATTTAAAATTCAAATTTAATTCTTAGGATTTTTTTTTGTTCAAACTTTGTTCATTCATATGAATATAATAATTTGAACTTTGAAAATTGATATATAAATGTAATAATTTGAACTTTAAAGAAATGATTTTAACAGAAAAAATAGAAATAAAAACAACGAATAAAAATATTGGTTATTATAAAAAAATAGGATTTGATATTAATTCGGGAGATGTTATTGAAATAATTCCAGAACAATTACCTGAAACATCTAAAATAAAAATTGATGTAAAATGTGATAATTGTGGTAAAAATTTAAATATTTCATATTATTCTTATTTAAGAAACACGAAAGATAATAAAAATTATTATTGTAATAAGTGTTCATTTATAAAAGCAAAAGATACCAATTTAAAAAAATATGGATTTGAATCTCCATTACAAAGAGTAGATATAATTGAAAAAATTAAAAATTCGAATAAAATTAAATATGGTGTGGAATTTCCATCACAATCAAAAGAAATAAAAGAAAAAATAAAGAAAACATGTTTAAATAAATATGGTGAAACTTCATATATGAAAACTGAACAATTTAAAAATTCTTTTAAAGTAAAATACGGGGTAGATTGTCCTTTAAAAAAAGAAGAATTTTTAAACAAATTTAAAAAAACCAATTTAGAAAAATATGGATTCATTACACCTTTAAAATCTGAAATAATTAAAGATAAAATATCAAAAACAAAAAAAGATAAGTACGGAAATGAAAATTTCAATAATAGAAAAAAATACAAAGATACTTGTTTAGAAATTTTTGGTTTCGAAAATCCAATGATGAATCCTGAAGTACAGAACAAATTAAAAAAAGTAATGTTAGACAAATACGATGTTGAATTTCCGTCACAACATGAATATTTCTTCAAAAAAATGTTGAAAAATGGATTTAAAATAAATAAATATAAAGATTTATATTATCAAGGCAGCTATGAATTAGATTTTTTAGAAAAATATTACCATATAGGAATTAAAAGACATAATAGTATTAAATATATTTATAATAATAAAGAGCATATATATTTTCCTGACTTTTATTTTGAACCATTAAATTTAATTATTGAAATCAAATCAAAAAAATGGTACGATGAAAATTTAGAAAAAAATTTAGCTAAACAAAAATCTTGTCAAGAACAAGGTTATAATTTTATTTTTTTAATCGATAAAAATTATGAAGTATTTAACAAATTAATTAAATTTCATATATATAATAAAAAACATTCATGGCAATATGACATTAGATTAAATACAATAAATGAATTTAAAATAGAAAAAAAATTAAATGTTTCTGATTTTACATTTGAATACGTTCCTGATAATAACAAAATATTATGCGATGAAGTTAAAATTTTTATAGAAAAATATGAATGGTTAGGAAAAATGCCAAATAGACCAACACACAGATTTATAGCCAAATATGAAAATAAATTAGCTGGTGTTGTTATTATGGCCACGCCCAATCAATTTTCTAAATTGTTGGGTGATAATACAAGTCAATTAGAAAAATTAATAAGTAGGGGGGCATGTGCGTCATGGACACCTAAAAACTTAGCTTCATCTTTAATAATGTGGTCTATAAAATGGATGGTAAAGAATACACAATTTAGAATTTTTACTGCTTATTCTGATCCAGATGCTAAAGAACTTGGAACTATTTATCAAGCCTGTAATTTTATATATTTGGGACAAAAGTATGGAAGTAATAAAATATATTTCGATTTAAATAAACCTCATTTGGATTGGTTTTCTAGTAGATATTTTCATAGAAGGAGTATGTATAAGAAGATGGCTAAAAAATTGAATATTGAAATTACTTGGAATAAAGTCAGTGAAATTCCGTTAGATACTAAAAAATTATTAAATTTGGAGATAGAAAAATACGAAAAATCATGTATAAATAGAATAGCCACACCAAAACATAAATATGTTTACATACTGGGCAATTGTAAAAGAGAAACAAAAAAAATGATTAACGAATTCGAAAAAAGAAATTCTAAACTGTTAAATTTGGAATATCCAAAAAACAGATAAAGATTATACAAAAAGAAATAAATCTAAATCATTCTAAAAGTTTTAGTTTCATTTACTGGCCATAAATATTTACCATTATTAAAACCATTATCTTCTGGAAATTTTGGTAAATAAAATTCTGGATATTTTTCAATAAGTCTGCTGCGCATTGCCCTGTGGAAATTTTCATTACCTAACCACCACGGGGATATTAATTTATTTTCATCCATCTTAAATAAATTATAATTATTTTTATATCCTCTTTTCACCCATTCAATTACAATGTTATTAAAATATAGTTTCAACATTTCATCGTATCCGAGCCACATTTTTACAGCTGGATGATTTATCCAAGAATTCTTAGTGCCCATTAAAATATCTAATATTTGGGACGCTTCTACTCTTTGTTTTCCTAATCTTTTATAATCCAATACTTCTGAGGTTTTTTTGAAGTCAGAATATGGTAAAAAAGTTTGCATTTAATTTAATTTTGACAAAATTAATAATTTTTTTTATATTTGCAAAAATAATATATAACAACATGAAATTAATGTTTATTACGGGTTCTTGTAGAATGAGAGATGAACAAAACAATTTAATGCCATTTGTTCGCAGTCAACACTTTATAAATGTTTTCACTATGTTCGGTGACAAATTAATTTATCCTGAAATTTATTGGTATGAGGGAGATGTTCTTTTTCCACATTTAGAAAAAATAATTGAAAAAGAACATCCAGATATGATAATTGGTTATTCGGCAGGTGGTCATCTTGGTTTCCACCTCTGTAATAAATATAATTTGAAAGGTTTACATTTTAATCCGGCCATTGCATCAACCAGTGAAGCACCTACTCTACAAAGATTACCACAAGATTATTTAGATATTCAAGTTAATAATGATCAAATGATGATAATTGGTGAAAGAGATAGAAAATACAACGGTGGTGTTGATGGGCATCTTGTTATTAGTTATTTAGAAAGTAAAAAATTCAATGGACAAATTCTTATCATTCCGGGTCTAGAACACGATGTTCCTCTTCAATTATTTAAAATGGCGTTTGAATATTTCAGAGACATATATTTTGGCTAATACTTTTCATTTTAATGAATTTAAATATTCTTTCTATCATGATTATATAAAATGATATTATAATAGAAGTTGTTGTTAATACATAATATCTTAAAATTATCATTAAAGTTATTCTATTCAATATCATTAATATAAATTCATTTAAAAATGGAATAAATAGAAATAATATTATTAATAAAATTGGTAAAGTAAATAAAGAATATTTCTTATATTTTCTAATTCTTGCCTTTTTCTTTTCGTATTTATAACATAATGACATTACATTATCGATAAATTCATTTGAGCAATGATCTTCATTTGAATTTAATATTAATTTCCCTATATAATCTATTTTATTCATTAAAATCAGCTTCTCTTGGTGTTATTGGCTTTAAATTTTCAATATTAATGGTGTCATAAAAATCTTCAAAAGTTGCTTCATTAGGAGTAATGGGTATTATATCTTTAATTTTAACTTCATTTTTTTGGAAATGAATATTTTCTATTTTAGAGTCTTTAATGTCGGCTATTGTGATATTAAAAATAAACATTAAACTTATTGTAATAATTGTTTTCTTCATATAATTTATTTTTAAAATTAGACACACATATTACAAATAAGTTACAATTTATTTTTCAAAAAATATTTAAAATTAAAAATTATGTTTTTTTTCTGCTTCACTAATTCTTTTTATAATCCTAAAAAGATCTCTCATTTCTGATATTTGTCCATTTTTAATATTAGAATATATTATATCTTCATATGATTTTAAATCTATACTGTTAATGAAATCCATGTGCTTATGAATAGGTATAATTTTTTCTTTATTTTCATCAGCGTAGCAATATTCAGAATGAACATCGTCATCGTCTTCGTGATAGTGTGTATAGAAAGCGAATGTTTTTATTATTCTGGAATTAAATTTTTTTCTTAAAAATTCATCTATTTTATCTCTAGTTCCGCCGGATACAAAACTATCGTCTATAAATATAAAATCTTTATATGATATATCATTAAATCTTTTTTTCAGAATTTCAATTTTATTATTTTCATCTTCTTTAACTTTTCTAATTTGTCCACTGACCACGACCAAATTGTTGTTGAATTTTATAACTTTATCTTCGATTAATTTATATATCCATTTTCCAAAATCGCCGGATGTGATTATATCAAAATAAAACGCCTGTTTTTGAATTATTTTAAACATCTGTTTAATTAAATAAATATTTTCAGGTTTTATAATAAAATCGTCTATATTTTCAAGAAAGGGAAAAGTGAAAACAGATATTTTTTCATTTTTATAAATTTCATTCACAAAATTAATAAAAATTTTAAGATTTTCTTTTTTTTCAATTGTTTCATTTTTATCAGAATAGATATCTTTATCTAGTTGAACTTTATTTTTCAAAAGATCATTTATATAACTTTTAAGTTTATTCATCGTCTTCGTCCTCGTATTCACTTTTTGGATTTAGAATAATTGGATATTTATCATTAACTTTTAAAACTCCATATTCTTTGGTATCGAAAAGAATTATTATTTCTTTATCTGAATACAAAAAAGCAGGAACAAAACCACATATTTTACCTTTGTATTTTTTAACTTTTTTTGATTTTGTTACAAATTCAATATCTCTATATCTTAATTTATCCATCACATATTTCCTGCCTTTGCGTAAATATTCATTCCATAATTGTACCGTGGTGATTTTTTCTTTTTGATCTAAATTTTCTGAAATATTATCATCATCATTCCAATCTTCTTCGCCATAAGGATCTTCGGCAGTAAATATTCTCTTTTTTTCTTTTCTTTTTTGAAGTTCAATCATTTTTTCACTAACTTGATCTTTAGTTAAATATGGTAACACATCATCGTAAATATTTTCTCCTCTGTAATCAAAACACATCATTTCGTATGTGTCTTTAGAGTTTGAATACACTTTTTCACCAAATAATAAAGATACACTATAACCATTATCGAAATCCATTTTGGCAATTTTTACATCGTCTACATATGGATGATCTTTAAAAACGAGATCATCAAATGTCAAATAATTATTTTCGTTTAAAAAATTTTTATATTTTATCTTTTTTTTCTGAACTATATTTTCGTTATTCCAATCTTCTTCGCCATAAGGATCTTCGGTAGTAAATATTCTCTTTTTTTCTTTTCTTTTTTGAAGTTCAATCATTTTTTCACTAACTTCTTCTTTAGATGAAAATAGTAGAATGTATTTACTTTTCTCATGATCAAAATAGAACATACTATATTCACTTCCCGGTAGATATTTATCATCGAGTCTAAATACCGATAGAACATATCCGTTATTGAAGTTTATTTTATCAAATTCTGTATTCAGTTGTGGATGATATTTAAAAACGAGATCATCAAATGTCAAATAATTATTTTCGTTTAAAAAATTTTTATATTTTTTAAATGAATACATTTTAATTATTTTTGATTTTTTTAATAATATAATTAACTATTATTTCTGGAATATTGACACCCGATATAACAGAAAAGGTAGAGAAATGTGAAGCCGAATTAACCTCCATTATGTAATATTCCTTTGTATTTTTATTCTGTATTATGTCAAATCCTAAAATATCACTGTCTAAATGTTTAGATACATCTTCACACATTTTAATGATATTAGATGGTAATTTTCCTTTTATAGCCTTTGCCCCTCTAGCCACATTAGATCTAAATTCTTTTTCGTCTATTCTTTTTTTCTTTATTATCAATTCAACTTTATTTTTTATTGTTATAACCCTATAATCCCCATCGTTTGGTATGAATTTTTGTATCAACATCAAATTGGAAGAATATCTATGTGAAAAAGTTTTGATTAAGTTTTTCAAATCTTTGATCAAGAAAACGCCAGTACCTCTATTTGCTTTAACATCTTTGACAATAACTGGGAATCCAAAGTCATTTTCAACTATACTGATTATTTTATTTGTTAATTTAGTAGTCATTATTGATGGTATATATGGATATCCTAAATTTTCTAAAAGATCAAATTCATAAGCCTTATTATCATATTCACTATAAGTACCATATTTTAAATAAGGAATATCATTTCTATTTAGATAATTAACAATCATTTTACACAAAGATGTGAAATTTGATACGTGTCCAAAAAATACAAAATTGTAATCTTTCAAACAAATACCATGTGCATAATAATCTTTTTTTATTTTATAAATATCATCATAATTAACAAAATTAACAAAAACATCATCTTTCATTTTTTCATAAAATAAAACTGGAAATAATCCGGACATATTTTCAAATCCTCTAAAAAAATTATAGACATCTTTTTCACCATGTGTATCTATAGCCAAATCGAATTGAATAAAAAGTACTTTATATTTACTATCCGGTTTTTCTGTTTTTTTAAATCTACACATTTTAAATGGAATTTTATATCCAATATCAATATGTGGATCACCGACTTCATATATATTGCCTTTACTATTAGTGACTGCTTTGACGTAATGATAGGGTTTGGATTTTAAAAACTTTTTTTGATTTTTATTCAAATCGTTAAAATCAAAAATTTCTACCCAATCACCAATTTCTATAGGTGTTGGCTGTCTTACTTCTTCAACCTTTGGTTCTTTTTTTATTTTTTTAATTAAATCATCATGAATTTTTTTTACTTTCAAATCCCTTTTCTTTTCATCTTCTGTCTTAAAGCTATCATCATCAATATCCCATAATCTCAATTGGTTATATTGATCAATGTTCAATTTATCTTCTTCTGGTTGTAGTTGAACTTCTTCATCACCAGTAAAAGGTTGTACATTTTCCTTAAAAAAATTATTATATCTTAATATTTTCATATTATTATATATAAAAAATTATTATTAAAAATTAAAAAAAAAAATAAATCTTTTTAATTTTTAATTTTCATTATATATTAAAATAATCCAATGAAAATTTATTTTTAACAGTGTTCTTTTAAAAATTTAATGATTTTTTCTTTTATGCCCAATTGTTTAATTCCCTCATTAGCGCGTTTTATGTGAATAAAATTCGCTTCAAACCAAGGATTCAAATCGTAATCATCAATGACTATGAATTTCTGTACATTGTTATCACACACATATTTTATGATTTCAGACGCACGACAAGCTTCCAGTTCTTGAACTTTCATAAATTCAATTCCCCAAAGATTCGGAGTTATATCTGTTATAGTGCATTTAACATTATTCCACTCAAATATTCTATTCATTACTTCCAATGAATATTTCTTACCCCAATCACTTGATAATACAACGATTGGTTTTTTTGATAGCATTGCTTCATCAAGAATTTGATTAAAAACCTTTACACATTTTTCATCAAACCTGTAGCAATCATACATGGGATGCCATTTTTTCCTATTAGTATAATACTGATTGGTGGTCACTAAAACACCGTCTAGATCTAAAAAAATATAGACTTGTTGATTATTATGGAATTCTTTATTCATTTATACAAAGATACATAAAAAAATTTTAAATAAAAAACAATTAAATCAAAATATACAAGTATTCAAAAAAAAATGTATTCAAGATAAGGATTAAAAGGACTAATTAAATTAGTCCTTTTAATTTCATATTTCTATATAATCTTGTAAAACCAATACCAGCACCATATCTATTTATCATTGGTAATGATAAATAAGATTCTAATTCATTGATAACTCTTTCTTTACCAAATTCGTTATATAATAACTTGGCATACATTCCATCTGATATACTATGGAAACTATTTCTCATTTGTTCTACATCAACAGATCTTTCAGCCGATCCAAATGTTTCTTGACCACAAATAATAAAATCTGTTTTATTAAATAATCTTTCACCTTTTTTATTTAATCCATCTTGTTTCATATTCCAAAATGGATGAGTCCTTTCTGGAAAATACGTTATTCCAACAACGTCACCATATTCTTTCCATATTAATATTTCGTGATCGGATTCTAAATTATCAACACCATAATGTTCACACAATTCATCATATGTGAATATTGGAATATCTTCAGTTTTTTTCACAAAACCAAGATGAACACTCAATTCACTTAATGTTTTTATAAGATCTTGAAAGTTTCCTTTATGTTCAAACTCCCACATTGGAAATATTTTATCATGTCTACCAGGTATAGGATTAGGTTCATCTCTATAAGATGTTGTCATACAATATATACCATCTGCTTCCTCTGGCATAGTTAGTAATATCATTTCCAAATTCATTTGATTAGTTTGACTCAAAGGCCATGTATTTCCATCGAAAGTAAAAGATCTTAAAGTTCTCGGATCCTCACAGGCAGCCATAATAGATCTTATTGGTTGAGGATAAACTTCTTTATAATTTTTTTGCATAAAAAAAGTCCTCATTTTATTGACTAATTCATCAAAGTCTTGAGGACCAATAACATCTTGGTTAAAAATTTGTTTCTTCATAAGCATTTTTTTTTTGGGCGGAAAAATCCACCAAAAAAACATCTTACATATATATTAATTTTAAAATGTCAATTTTTTTCTGTGAGGTTTGTTTTTTTATTATTTTTCCAAATAAATTTTAAATGACCAGAATCATATATTCTATAAATATTTTTTTCTAACATTATTTCATGTTCTGTTTTTGATGGGTCGGCACCATCTTTAATTAATTTATCTTTTCTGAATACAAATCTATGTTTTCTTTTTCCGTTTATTATATAATAATAATTAGGTTCTGTTTTTCTTATAAAATCAAATCCTATTTTTTTATAAAGATTGCCATTAGACCAACTGCGATCAGCGTAACTTATAACAACATTGGGATTATATTTATCGACGAAATATTTAAATAATCGACTAGCTCCGCCGATAACATTAGTATTTAATATATTGCAAAATCTTAACATTTCATAAGTTCCGACTACTGATTTCTGACCCATTAATTTTCTTTTATCACCAAATGTCATTAAAGAAACCAATTTATTTTCATAAAAAAGTCCTATTTTAATTTTTGATCCAACGTGTCCTTGAATATGATTTTTATCCAAGAAATCTTTTATCATTTTAGTGTCATTAAATTCTTTAATTTCAGTTTTTCTAGCCATTATCTTATTAGATTTGCCTAGCAAATTTAGTATTCTGGATTTAACTATATCTTGTTTATATAACCAATCATCTTCATATATTTGAATTAATTTTATTTCTTTTGATTCCGATATATTTGTTTTATTTATATGATAATTTTTGTCTTTATAAATCTCCGAATGCCAATAAAGACCATTGAATTCAAATCCAATTTTTAATTCTGGTAAATAAATATCTATCTCATATGGATTTATAATAATATTATTGTTTAATTCTATTATACCATCATAATTTTCTTTTATAAAATCTCTAATTTGAATTTCCAAACCGGACTCTTGTTTATCTATTGGATTGCAAATAGTACAAATTTCAGTTTTGCAATTTTCTCTATTTCTGTTATAAAATAAATTAAAAGTTATATTGAAAGTATGCCCTTTATCACAATTAATTTGAAATTCTTTTTTAACAAAATCTGCATTAATAAAATTTAAATTTTTATATTTATTTTTAATTTCATTAAACCATTTTATTTTGTTTTCATTTATAAATTTATCTCTAATTATACCATTTTTAAAAATATTATCAACACCATATTTATCTATTAATATTTCTTTAATTTTATCTATTATTTCAGGAGATGAAAAAACATTTTCATATCCAAAATTTTTTAAATATGTATTTTTTTTATGTTCTTTAATTTTTTCATTTTTATTATGACTTTCAATCCCATATTTTAATAAATTCGTATTTTTTATTTTTTCTTTTATTTCATCATTTTGAAAAACGTTGTCAACTCCATATTTTTCATTTATTGTATTTTTTACTTTTTCTTTTATATTTTTATCTTTCATTGGATTATCAACACCATATTTATCTATAAGAGATTTTTTTATTTTTTCTTTTAGTTCCATTTTTTTTAATGGATTTGTTACTCCGTATCTTTTTATATTTGTTTCTTTATATTTTATCCATTTACAATCTTTACAGTAATATTTACCATCATCCTTTATATAATTATTATACTTGACATAAGACACTTCCTTTTCTTGTCCACAATTATCACAACATACATTAATCTTTAAATTACTTCCTTTATGTAAAATATTTATATCAACGTTTATTACATCATTTATTTTAATATCATTAAAGTAATTAATATAATAACCCATATTTCTCGAAGTTATAGTAACATTTGAATTTTTAGTTAATATCATTTAAAAGAATATTTTTAATCAATATGTTCTAATTCCAACAAAAGCTCATCTTCAGCACTTCTAAGCTCTCTTTTATATGACTCTAATTCATCGTGTTCTTTCATCATAAATCCCTTATATTTCTTTCTGTCAGCAAAAATATCTGTCATCACTTGATTAACTACACCGACCTCATTTTTAAAAACAGAACCATTTAATAATTTAATATCATTAGAATCTAAATCAACCCTATGTCCATTAAAGATTGCAAAATCTTTACCCGGAGACAAAATACCTTTATAAGAATCTGCCGAAATATTAAACATCCTCATACACGTTGGATAAAGGGACGAGAAATCATAGCAAGCAGTCCATAATGCCATTCCTTTTATAGGTTCTTTGACCCATCCTCCTTTAACGGTTTTCTCTGATTCCATTATTGTATTATTATCTGAGAAATCTCTATCCAATTTACATAGAATAACATTTCTTTCTTTTTTTAATTTTCTTCTCAATATGCCTTCTGTAACTGGAAGAGTTGAATAAGCGTCTAGGATTTTAATTCGAGATAAGGTGGCAATTCCATAAAGAATATCAATCCATTTTGTTTTTTCGTGTATTTTCTGAACTAGAATTGAATCTACTGCATTATAAAATATAAACTTTTTGTAATCGTTTACGACTAGTGTTTTAAGAGATCCTTCATAATTGACTTTTTTAATACCAAGAATTCCATCGGAAACGAAGTCTAGTGAATTTGATTCTTTAACTTTAATTGTAGAGTTCCATTTTTCATAGAGCTCCATATAATCAATAATTAATCTATGAGCTGGTTGTTCACAATATGATTGTTTTTGTCTACCATTTTTATTATCTCTTTTAAATGGTTGTCTTAATATTTTAGTATATGACGCTGATGTTGGATCTACTCCGATTTTTCTAGCTCTATTAACGAGAAATACCCAATCATATTCAGTAAAATTCCAACCAGTTATAACTGGCATTTTTGGAACATACTTTTCAAAAAAGTTCAATAGCATCTCGTATTCATTTCGATATTTAATGAATTTAAAATCATAATTCGCATTAAATTTTACGAAATAATTATTTATATCTTCTCTAATAGATGCTTCTTGTTCCTTTGATAAATCATTTAATCCCATAACAAGAGCTTTATTTCTAACCACAATAGATATAGATTGTATAGCACTTTCTGCTAGTTCTGGTTGAGGTCTTTTATCTAAAATTTCATTTTCAATATCAACAAAAAAAATCTCGGGCTCTACGTATTTAAAAAGAACATCTTGTTCTTCTTGTGGTAAATTATCAATATAATCATAAACTGAATATCGATCTGGCATTCGAGTATATGTTAACTTGCAAGCCATACCATCCCAAGTTGTATATTTACCACTTTTATCTCTATCATCATCCGAGCAAACTACATATTTTTGTGGATTTGGCCATCTATAATGTTTCATTTTAATTTGACCATTATCACCAATATAGGATACTTTTAAAATTTGCTGAGAATATTCGTAATCAACTATCATAGTCGAATATCATTTGTTTTTATTTATTTAATATATACGAATAAAAAATAAAAGTTTATGAACAAAAAAACAGAAGATTTTATAAAAAAAAGCTAATATTGTGCACAATTATATTTATGATTATAGTTTAGTTAATTATGAAATCTCCAAAAAAAAAAATAAAAATAATTTGTCCTGAGCATGGAATATTTGAGCAATTACCACCTAGTCATGTTATTAAAAAACAAAAATATTTGAAATTAGATTATAAAAAAACTCGGAAAGTAGCGATTTTTCCGAGTTTAGATAGCCGAAGCTATAACAGTCCTAAACTGTATATTTTTAACGAACAATCCAAGATTCTAATCCTGTATCATTCTCCATATTTTAGATAACCTAAGAAGATGGAAAATATTTTTTCATCATGTCAATAGCTTTATAGTCATTCAAACTTGGTTTACAATTGTGTTTATTATATAGATGTCCTATCTTATAATTCATATTATCACATACTTCTTCGCCACATTCAAGACATTTAACTTTTTTAAAAGGGCGTGGAAGAATGTTTTCATTGATATGTTGATCATTCCACCATTGTTCAAAAATTAAAAATCCCTTTTCACCAGCTTCAAACGCCAATTTGCATAATTCTTTTACTTCTGATAAAAGAAATCTATTTTCTTTTTTTAAAGGTTCCCATTCCCCTTTAATCGGTATAAGATCACTATCATCGACCGCTTCTTTGAAATAAATTTTTCTACTTTTTAAATTTTTCATATTATTATATTTTTTATTTTTGTTTTTAATTTTAAATAATTTTTATATTCATCAGTAAATCTATTATTATTACAATATAAATATTGTAAATTCTTTAAATGTTCAATTCCATCTAAATTAGTTAATTGATTACGTGAACAATCTAATAATTCTAAATTCGTTAAATGTTCAATGCCTTCTAAACTAGTTAATGAATTATTCGAACAATGTAAATATCTTAAATTAGTTAAATGTTCAATTCCATCTAAATTAGTTAATTGATTATTATGACAATATAATTCTCTTAAATTAGTTAAATGTTCAATTCCTTCCAAACTAGTTAATTGATTAGAATGACAATATAATATCTCTAAATTCGTTAAATGTTCAATTCCTTCTAAATTAGTTAATTGATTAGAATGACAATATAATTCTCTTAAATTCGTTAAATGTTCAATTCCTTCTAAATTAGTTAATTGATTACGTGAACAATCTAATAATTCTAAATTAGTTAAATGTTCAATGCCTTCTAAATTAGTTAATGAATTATAAGAACAATTTAATGTTTCTAAATTAGTTAAATGTTCAATGCCTTCTAAACTAGTTAATGAATTATAATAACAATATAAAGACATTATTTGATCTAATGGTTTATTTTGTTCTTTAGCTAACTGTATTATCGGTGTATCATTATCATCGTTCCAATCTTCCTCGCCGTATGGATCAATATCCGATCTATTTAATTGTTCAAAGTTTTTTCCTTTCTTACCAATATCTTCGCCTCTCCTAGCTCTTTTAACTATATCGGATTTTTTTTCTTTTGTTAATCCTTCAGATGGTTTATTCTTTTCATTTAAAGTAAAATCATCAAAATTCATTAGATTATTCATATACATTTTGATTATTTTTTTTGGAATTCTAACTTTAATATATATATTAAAATAAAAAAATTCTTTTTTTATATATGAATTATCTATTAAGTAAAAAATTCGACGGCACCTTTACAATGAATTTTATTGGCACTCAAACACTCACTCCAACGAATAATACTATGTATCTTAAACCAACAGCAGTAATAACTGGGATAAAAAAAATCACTTCTTATTCTCAAATTGTTAGAGGAACAATAGATTCATCACAATATTTGTCAGTATTCTTCAAATATCAAAATAAATATGACAATCAACAATCTGAATGTCAAGATTGTTGGAGTGAATTGATGCCTATTTCAGCAATAACTGGAATTACATGTATACCAAATAGACCCTTCGATTTAGAATTATATTATTATAGAATTGATGATAAAATAGATGATCTTCCACCAACAAATATAATTATAGGTGATGATGATTATACACCAGCCATAATAATATCAGGTGATTATGAATTCAATTGGACGGACGGACCATTCACTTTAACTGAAACTATTAATGAAGTAGTTCTCATTCCAAAAGACATATATAAAATATTTTCTATTTCTGATTTTCAAGTTATAACAGATGATATTGATAATTTAGAAATATATTATAGAGTTACTCAAGATAACGGTAGAACTTATTCTAAATGGGAACCTCTCAATAAAGCAAATATATCAACGTTTAGATTCAATAATCTTAGATTCGCTAGAGTGGAATATAAAATAAAAACAATATATCCACCAAACCAGCCGACAAACGTATATGATGTCATTTTAATTGGAGATTTTCAAAATGTTTCTGCAAATTCTTTAAAAACAAACAGATACGGAATAAGACAAGACTGTATTGTTCCGTATATAAATCATTTCACTGGATCAACAGATACATGTGGTTGGAATATAAGCACGCAATCAGGTTCGACTTATAGTATGTCACCAGGCAACGGACAAATAACGAATGTTATGACTCCTTATGATTTAAATATGAATTTTTGGACACAGGGGCTAAGTTGTTATTCATCTAATCCAAACAATTCTAATGGAACAATTCCAGCTGGGGGAACTACCGCATCAATAACTGCTCAAAATCAAAATGCTCAAATAGGCGGTTCAACATACTGGAAACCTTATGATATGACACAAATAGTTAGTTTTGCTAATATGTTAGCCAATCAAGTGAATGATGTTTTTGGTTGGGAAGTAGATTATCATTTAACTGATCCGGATTCAAACGGAATAGACTTCATATTGCACGAATATCAATTATATAATATAATTGATATGAAAAAAGTTAAAATTTTAGTACCTGATAATAAATTTCCAGATAATACAGTAAAATTCAATCAATTCAATTTGGATTTATTTGATACGTTTGAAATTCATATACTCAAAGACGAATTTAAAAGAAAATTTGGAATCGATAAAAGACCTAGTGAAAACGATATATTATACATATGTCCTATAAACAGACTATTTTATGTTAAACATTCTCAAGTTTATAGGGAAGTTATGAACGCTGGTTATTATTATAAAGTAATACTTGAGAAATACGAACAAAAAGCGAATATCAGAAATCTTCACGAAGAATCAAAAGCCTTATTAGATACACTTACTAAAAACACTACAATGCAAGAACTTATGGGGATTGAAACCACACAGGAAGAAGAAAAAATTGCTAATATTGAACAATTCAAACCTTTCACTTTTGATCCGATGAGATATGTTGTTAATAATAAAGTAATTAGAGTTCAAGAAAATATATCTAATGATAATTTCGACTTTTCAAAATCACATTACGATTTCAAAGATGTTATTGGAAAAACCGCAGTTGTTTATAAAAAAACAGATAATGTTTTCACCGAATCAACAAACAGATCTTTCATATGTTGGTTTAATTTTAATAATTCGTGGAACCCCGATAAACCAAATATAAACTCATGGAAAACTTATGATATAGATAAAAAAACAAATTTCTGGTTCTTTGATAATTTTGATACTGTTACTAATAAAGGATACAGATCTTGGTTTTATAACAACGATATTAATTTTCAATTAAACGATCAATATTATAAATTAAGTGGATTTTTAAGTGCAACAGACAAATCTAGAATCGGTGTTAATTTATTAACTAATATTTGGTACGGCCTCGTTATAAACCTAGATCAACGTCAAAAAACAGTAGAATTGAAATTGTATCAAAGAGATAATAATTACGATATAGTTTTCTTTAATTCTAATACTTATCAATTACAAACCATATCTTGGTTAGATTCGACAGGATATACATATTTAATAAGTTCTGGATATAAACCAGTTAATAATGTTGAACTAAATACATCAATATCAACATTTAAAATAATTAAAGAAAATAAATACGAATCAACATACGTTCAATCCTTTGATCACGAAATGGATTTAACTATTAAAGGATCTAATATAAAATACACTAATTTGAGAATATTGACAGATGTTATTCCAACGGAAGAAATATCAAATATTCTAAATCAAAATATAATATATAATGCTGAAAAATTATTATTGGCTGATAACGCCGATAAAAATATTTATACAGAAAATTTTGTAAATAAAAATTGGGTGTGATGAATAAAAACCAGATGAAAAATTTAAAAACATTCGAAGAATATACTGATTACAGAAATGTGACTGGTTATGGAAGTATGGGAATATCTGGTGATCAAAACACAGGACCTTCTTTTAATAAAGGTCCAGATTCAGCTACTTATAGAAGACCTGATGTTATAACCATGCAAGATATTTCTATGCAGGACCCTTATTTCGGAAAAGATAGAGAATTAAAAAAAAGAAAAATAAGAAAGAATAGATATATCGATAAATTAAGAAAAAATAAAACTAAATATTTGGATGATGTTGATAAGGACACTCAGAAAAAAATGATAAAAGAGAACAATAGTAGTTTTATTTTAAAAAAAATTGGTGATAAAATCGACATTAAAAAAATATACGATGATTTGCAAGATGTCGAAAAAGTTTGTGATTATTTAAATGAAAAATATAAAAATAAGCTAATTGACATATACAGTAAAAATAAACTCTATAATATAATGTTAGTTCCTAATTCTTTATCCACTACAGGTAAATATGCAAAAAAGCTAAGACTTAACGTTAATTACAAAAAATTATTTACCAGCAATTTAACTATTAGAGATGTTGATGATGATACATATTTAGATATATTATCTGACGTTATACAAGAATACGAAATAGTAGAACCTATTAGAAAATTTACAGAAAATGATCCATATGGTGAAGAAGAATGGTATGAATAACATGAAAAATTTTGACACATACATAAATGAATCAATTTTCAATGAAACTTTCGAAGAAAGAATTGATCATTTAAATGCTTTATTTTTTGAAAATAGAAAAATATTTGCTGAAATTATATCTAATGAAAAATTGACAAAAGTAGTAAATAAATATTACATCAATTTGAGTTTAATAAGTAAATTGTTTGTTTCAATTCTAATGAAATATAAATTTCATTTTACACAAGATCAAATTAACATCATTAAAGAAAAATGGAATGTGTTTGAAAAATGTTTTAAGGTTATTCCATTTACGGATTTTTTTTACATTAATATAAAAAAAATATTAAATAATATATTAATTAGAATTAATCAAACATTATCTATTTTAAGATTATTGGGTAAAAAATTCGATATGGAAGGTGTCACTTTATATGATGAAAATGGAAAAATAAATTCTTATCAAACACACACAAAAAAAGGTTATACTTATTTAATCACTGATTCGAATAAAAAATTATTAAGAGATCAACAATTAGCAGCACACGCTGATGTAGACCCTTACGGTGAAGAAAATTGGGAGGTATGATAAATGAAAACATTTGTACAATTTAATAAAAATAAATCAAAATATAAAATCGGTGATGTAGTATATTATCATGGTATGCATAGAAATGCACACGGTTATTATGTGATAAAAAATTATTATTGTTCAAATGATCAAAATATGTGGAAATATGATTTAGAATCATTGAATAAAAATACAGTTCAGTTAAGTTATATATGGGAAATTTCTCTATCTAAAACTAAAGAAGAATTTCAAGAGAACCAAAGGATTAAATCTGAAAAATATAAAGATATAGATCCTTACGGTGAAGAAGAATGGGAATAAAATTAAATTTTAATTTAATATATAGAAATATGAGTGATAATTTAAAAAATTTTATTATATTTGTAAAAGAAAAAAATAATCATAAAGATATTGATCCTTGTGACGAAGAAGAGTGAAAATAGATTACTGAACATAAAAACATATATGAATAATGAAAACGATTTTTAAAGATTCTTTGAATGAAAAAGTAGAAATGAAACAAAAATATTATATCTATACTTTGAGCGACCCGATAGACGGTGAAGTGAAATATGTTGGGAAAACTAAAAATCTTAAAAATAGATTTTGGGCGCACAATAGTCCATATTCTCTAAAAGATTCTTGGACCTCAAAAAATAAATGGTTGTTATGGTTAAAAAACCAAGAATTGAAACCTATGATCGATGTACTAGATGAAAGCGACGCAGATAATATAGATAATTTAGAAATATACTGGATAGGACAACTTAAACAATGGGGGTTTAAATTGAAAAATGATACAAGTGGTGGACAAGGTGCTGATTATTGGACTGGAAAAAAAATACCAGAAGAAAGTAAATTAAAAACTTTAATGAACAATCCATTGAGAAGAGAAGTGTGTGAATACGAAATTGGGACAGATAAACTCTTAGCCGAATATATATCAACACGAGAAGCTAGTAGAAAAACTGGTCATAAAGTTTCAACTATTATAGATAGTTGTAAGGGTAAATCTACACCTAGTAAATTTGGTCATTATTGGAGATACAAAGATGAATATTTTCCTTATGTTGAAAGAGAACTTAAACACACCAAAGAAGAATTATTGAAAATGAAAATGAATCATCCAAATCGTAAATCTGTGTGTCAATATCAAATAGAAACAGATGAATTGGTTAAAGAATACGACTCTGTTCGTCAATCCGAAAAAGAAACAGGAATAAATAGAAGACACATCATAGGTTGTTGTAAGGGAACAAAAAGTTTTAATAGTGCAGGTGGTTATTATTGGAGATATAAAGATAATTATTTTCCATTTGTTAATACTCCAGAAACTATTGGTAAATATAACAAAAAATATAAAAATAAATAATAAGATATGAAAAACATGAATCTAATAAATTTAACAGAATTTGAAAAATTCGTCGATATGATGAAAGAAAACATCGGAAACGCAGGAACGGTGAGGACTCGCTTCGCGCCAAGCCCAACGGGTCCGCTCCATCTGGGGGGGGTGCGAACAGCGCTCTATAACTATCTTTTCGCTAAAAAATATAATGGGGTTTTTTACTTGAGAATTGAAGACACTGATCAAAATAGATTTGTTCCTGGAGCCGAAGAATACATAAGAAAATCTTTAGAATGGTGTGGAATAGTTCCAGATGAAGCTCCTTGGATTGGTGGTCCATACGGCCCTTATCGTCAATCTGAAAGATATAATATCTATCCAAAATACGCAAAGGATTTGGTAAATGATGGTAAAGCCTATTATTGTTTCGATACACCGGATGATATTGAAGAAATGAAATCTAGATTGATCAAAAAAGGCATTCAGTCACCTCAATACGATTATAAAACTAGAATGGAAATGAAAAATTCACTTTCATTATCGCCAAGAGAAGTAGATGACTTACTTTCAAAAAATGTACCATATGTAATTAGAGTAAAATTTCCAGAAAATCAAAATATAGTTGTTAATGATATTATTAGAGGAACTATAAACGTAAATACGGATACATTAGATGATAAAGTTTTATTTAAGTCGGATGGTCTTCCAACTTATCATTTGGCTAATATAGTTGATGATCATTTAATGAAAACAAGTCACGTGATTAGAGGTGAAGAATGGCTTCCGAGTGCTCCACTTCACGTATTTTTATACGATTCATTTGGATGGAAAGCTCCTGAATTTGCGCATTTAGCTCTTTTACTTAATCCTGGTGGAAATGGTAAATTATCAAAACGTAATGGTGATGAAATGGGATTCCCAGTATTTCCTCTAAAATGGCAAGATCCAAAAGATCCTTCTAAAAGTTCAAGCGGATATAAAGATTCAGGATATTTACCAGAAGCTTTTATAAATTTCTTAGCTTTTCTTGGTTGGAATCCAGGAACAGAACAAGAAATTATGTCAATGGATGAATTGGCCAAATCTTTTTCATTAGAAAGATGTGGTAAATCCGGTGCTAAATTTAATATTGATAAAGCTAAATGGTATAACGGTCAATATTTGAAACAAATGCCAGATGAAGAAGTTGTTGTTCAATTAAAACCAATGTTAAAAGAAAGAGGTATAGACCTCCCAGATAGAACTATTAAGAAAATGGTTGAAATGAATAAAGGCAAGGCTAATTTTATAAAAGACATTTATGATGCTTCTTTATATTTATTTGAAAAACCAACAACTTATGATAAAAAAGTAGCCGAAAAGAAATGGACAGATAAAAGTCCTGCTATAATTGAGGGAATAAAAGAATCTGTTATAAAAGTGTCCAATTGGACATCAGAAAACATTCAAAAGGCTTTTGAAGATTATGTTAACTCTAATGGTTTAAATTTTGGTGCAGTTGCTCCTTCTTTGAGACTCGTTTTAACTGGAATGGGATTTGGACCTTCTTTATTTGATATAATGGAAATTATTGGTAAAGAAGGAACAATAGATAGATTGACAAACTACAATATAAAAACGAAGAAAAAATAAATGATAAAGAAGTTCGAGAATTTTAAAGATGTAGATCCCTACGACGAAGAAATATGGGAGGATGATAATAAAAAAATATTAGATAATTTATTATCATTATTAATAAAAAGGGGGTGGAAGATTTCAGAAGAAGATCATAGATATTATAAGATGTCCGCTCCATCTGATTTCGGGTTTTTAGAAGATCCTCCTGAGGAATATGCCTTTAAAGGAAGATGGAAACCATATAGATTAAACATACCAAAAAATGTAGAAAAAAATGATTTTATCGATAATATAAATAAAGTTATAGAAATATTAATGGATATGTATGACGATGAAAGAGATAATTATATAAAATAATAAAAGTATAAATGTCTAATTTAACAACAGATTTTGAAGAGTATAAAAATAAGAAAGTGAAAGAGTTTAATCCTAAAAAAGGATTTGATCCGATATCTTCGGATATTATTGCTTTAAAGGAATTAGAAGACGGGAATATAGAAAAAGTCGAAGGTCCGATTGAGATACTTCAGGTATCCGATATAATAACCGATAAAGATAGAATTGCTAAATTAGAAGAAGCTATAATCGGACCACAATTTAATATGACAAGTAATCCAAGTGAAATTAAAATTGGAAGTATCATATGGTTAACTGCCTTAGCACAAAGACCTCAAAGTGCGTCTTGGAATGTTCAACCAAGTTACGTGACGATCCAAACGAGAGTTGTGAATATTTACCAGGGATTAAATAAATTAAAAACAATTAAGTGATTTAATGATAAATAGATTATAATTTAACTATTAAAGGATATAATTGAAAAATCAGATGAAAAGATTAAAAACATTAGAAGAACTTGTTGGATTTGGATTATCATCATATCACGTAGAAAATGATCAAAATAAAACGATGAAGATGAAGATGATGGTTTTGATACAAAACATCAAATTGATGATTTAAAAATAAAAAAAATAATGATATGGAAACATTAAAGATAACTATTAAAAGAGCCGATTTGAAAGTCGGTGATGATATTATGACTAAAGGAGAATACGACAATGTTGATTTAGAAAATCAAATTGGCAAAATTTTAAAAATAGAGGAATATGGTAATCTTTTAATAGAATTTAACGATTCTTTTAGCAAACAATTACATTCGGGACATAATGATATTGGTAAAGCTAAACATTGTTTCTATGTACCTTTAACAAATATATTATCAAATGATAAAACTAAATTCGAAAAATTGAAAAAAAGATCGGTTTATAACGTAGATGATAAGCAATGGTGGTTTGCTAATAGAGGTAAAAAAATGGGAAAAACATAAAGTTTTAATAAATTATATTAAACTTTATAAAACTGTTTATAGTTAAATGAATATATAATAATTAATTTAGAAAGATTTTTCTAAATTGAAATTATTATATGAAAAATGTTTTTATAATTGGTTCTTATCCATCCAACGAAAGGAGAATTAAAATATTAAAAAATGCATAAATAATATCAAGGAATTAAACTTTGATATTATTTTAACAACCCATTTACCAATATTAGATAAAGAAATCTATGATATTGTAGATTACGTTATATATGATAAATACAACGTTAAAGATTTTCTAGACTATTCTATTAACGTCGATTATAATGGATGGTGGGCAACACTTCAGAATTTTTCATGTAGAGTTTTATATGATAATTCTATACATCTTAATATTTTCAGATCCATTTATAATGGGGTTTCACTGGCTGATAAATTGGGGTATGAATATTTTAATTATTTAGAAGGTGATTGTATCATAAATGATAAAAAAGAACTATTAAACATCCAAAATAATATGTTTTCAAATAATTATAATCTATGGTTTTATGAATATTGTATGAATGATGGCGGAGGAGATTATAATTCTTATAGTACATTATTATTTGGAGGCATTCCGAATTTTTTTGTTGAAAATTTAAAAAATATACCTATAAGTGTGGATGGATGGATTAGTAATTCTACTTATTATCAAAATGGATTAGAAATTATAATTAATAAAGAATTAAAAAACATAAAAGAAAAAATATTATCTATACCATGTGAATCTATTGATAGCATGATCGATCACTTAATTGAAAGAGAATATGGAATGAATAATATTTTTTTTTATGATGGAAATAATTTTTATATTTTTTTGTTCAATGAACACGAACAAACAATCGTTAATATGTATATCAATGATGATATTTATATGGATATAAATTTATGTGAAAGAGAATACAATATCCATAAAATCAATATAAATGATTTTTTAAATAAAAAAATAAAATTGAATTATTTTATAGATAATGAATTAGAAACAGTAGAAAAATATTTGGATGAAAAAACAATAAATAAATTGAAAAAATCTAATAAAATTGTTTTTAATTAAAATATAGTATAATATATTATTATATAGATAATAGTAATAACGAACAAAATAGCTTTCAATATCCAAATAATCTTAGATTTTAATTTCACTTCAATATCTGATGTTTTACCGGTGTACCATAGTTTCCATCCGTTGATCCAGTTAATACACAAATCATATATAGTCCAAGTCCAATTCAACCCAAGAAGTCCGGCTAGGATCATGTCTTGCCAATTTGGAAACAATTGATAAATAGCAAAAAGAACAATTAAAGCTCTTAATGTCATTCCTAAAGAATGCCATATGCTAGATAATTTAGCTGGATGTCCATTGAGAGTCCATTTCAATACCACTCCTTCACGAAGAGACATTATTAAAATGATGATAAATAAAATAAATATTGTAACATACATTATTTTTATGGATTATTTTTCTTCCAATAATGTTGCCGGGTTCAATAAATCAAATCTATCTGTTGAAAACATATAGATTTTCTCAACTCCTATACCGTTTTCGTTTTTAGATATTCTACATCCAATATTTATTTTACCTTTATCGTTTATTGATTTAACAGTGAATGTTTTATAAGTCATTAAGAAATCATAGGCATCTTGTGGCATCTTAGATGATTTCTTATCATCCGTTAAAACTAGAACATCTCCAACTTTAAAATTTTTTCCAACCTTTGGTTTCTTTTCTTTTCTTTGTTGACGTTGATATTGTTCATCATCATTATTATACCATCCTTCGTTTCCGTCATCATATCCACCATCCCCATTACAATCAGGACAATTTCTGTCTTCATTATTTGGATCTATGCCAGAACCTTCACAAGTACCACACTCGACGAATGATTCGTTAATTTTTTTATTTTTTAAAGTTTCAATCTTGGGTAATTGTTTTTCTTCCACATTCTTTTTGAACCAATCCTTAAATTTCATAATATTTATATTTATTTTTTACGAAGTTAAATAATTTTTTTTAATTTACAAAATTATATATTAAAATTGAAAAATGTTTTTTTATATATAATTAAAAAAAATTAATATGATTAAATTATTCGAAGAATTTAATATATTTAGAAAAAAGAAAATAGATCCATACGAAGGATTATCTAAGATAGAAACCTTTAAGAAATTTAGAAATTAGAGATAAGATGAAAGATATTGATCCATACGGAGAAGAAAATTGGGACGATGATTAAAAATAAATATAAATTATGGAAAAATTTACAAAAATAAAGAAAAATGAACCAAAACGCGAAGATAATGAAGAAATATTTAAAAATGACGAATTATCAATTATTAAATTCGATGATAAAGACGTTGTTATTAGTGACGCTGAAGTAGTCATATTACCATATTTTAAAGATGAAGGATACATACTTCTAAAACATGAAAAATGTCCAGCATTTAAATTTAAATATAAGGATAAATCTGAATATAATACAATAGATTATTATCTTACAAGCATAAAAGATTCATTTAACGACGATCAAACAGAAACACAAAATGTTAGACGCATTCTATATGAAAAAACCGGTGTAGTATTAAATCAATTATTTCCTATAGAAGTCGATAAAGTTTTATTTAAAGACGTTAATAACGTTGGGCAATACCATATATGTCTATTAACAATAAATTATAATGATTATAAACAAACTAGCATTAAAGTGACAGAAGAAAATAGAGTCGTTAAAGTTAGTTTTGGCGATATAGATAATTTAAAAATTTTTGATATAGTCACGGATTATCTAATTTTAAAATTAAAATATGAAAACAATATAAAATGATGTGAAAAAAATCGTAACGTGGAAAGATTATAGATATAGATATTATCTGAAAGAAGGGAATAAAGATATTTGGAATGATTTATATGGTGTAAAACAATTATAAAGAAACCATATAATTATGATCCATCACCGTCTAACATGTTAGAAATTTTTACTAGACCAATAGATTAAATTAAAACATTATTTGTAAATCCAATATTGAAATTTTCTCCATCGAAAACCAATATGTTTTTAATGTCATCAGATTTTTCAGTTTGTTTATTATATACTCTTATTGGATCACCACCGTCTGTTGGTATATATACATATCCATAACATTTACATAAATTTTTGAAAGTAAATCTATTGGTGATAACGAATCTATCATTTAATAAATTCATGTCATTAAATTTAATTATATTATTTTCACAATATTCATTTAAAGATATGAGAGTAACAAAACCAACCCATCTAATATCAATTTTACTAGATTCTTCTAAAAAATTGAAAATTTCTTTTTCATCATCTATATATCCATTAATAAGATTGCAAGACAAATTTAAAAATCTTTTATTACTTAATTCTTTGCTTATATTATGAATTATATCTTTTGATATTGAATTAAAACCCAATATTTCGTTGTTGATTTCGTCAACGTAATGATGTCTGCTTAATTGTATATTATCAACTATTTTATATAAATCGTTCTCGAATAATTTTTCAAAATTATATCCATTTGTATTAATTGCCATATAAACGTTAGGAAGAATTTCTCTTGTTTTTAATAATATTCTTTTTAACTTTTCAAAATCAAGAGTTGGTTCGCCACCACTTAAATTTAATTTTCTAATTCTTACTTTTTCTGATATTTTTTCTAATTTTGAATAATATTTATCTTCATCTAAAGATGGTCCATTTTTACTATTACAAAATGAACAATTAGCATTACATCCATTTATTTTTATTTGAACATTAACATATGGTTCATCAACTTCCTCTAATTCATCGTCGAAATATCGACAATAATGAGTTTTTAATTCTATTTTTTTATTAAATAATATCATTTAACATCCTCTGTGAAAACCTCCACTACGATCAAAAGGGTCTATGGTTCTTCTACTTTTTGTTTTGGATATTCTTTTGGGTAGGAACATTCCTTTTTCTTCTTCTTCCCAATTTTCTTCATCGTATGGATCTATTTCTTTCAATTTCTTTTCTCTGTTTAATCCATTTAAAAATTCATTTATTGCAACTTGACTTAAATCCCCATCAAGAACCATTTGTTTTAATATTTTTATTAAACGATCAATACTTTTTTCATCTTTTTTAATCGATTCCACGTGTTGTGGATTACAGATTAACAATATTTTAATATCATCGAATCTAATTTTATACTTACCTTCATTGTTAGTTCCTTCAAATGTGCCTATTTTACCAGAATGTTTAGAAACAGTTCTTGTATACTTAACATAATCACCAACTTTAAGTTCTGTTACTGTACCATCAACATAATAATTATATAATGTGGTAATCAATTCCTCTTCTCTCTTGTTCATATCTAAATATTTATTATTTTGTATTCTTTCATTTATTATATAATTCGATATTATCAATTGGAACATCTTTTACAATCCAACCTTCATTACTATTAATTAATTGACGATTTCTAACATCAATTTTTAAAATTATTGGATGATGCTTTTCGGCTTCTTTCGGAGTAAAGGTTAAATAAATATCACCTCTAAGTCCGTATCTCATAATACTATCGTAATTCTCAGGTTCAATTGAATGATATAAAAAATCAGGAATAAAATTTTCAGGCGTTTTATTTTCATTTAAAAATTCTGAATACTTTTTTATTTTCATATTAATCTTGATTTATTTTTATATATTAATATTAGATTTTAGTTTTTTTTTGTTAAACTATCAATGTTTTTTTTAATATAAAAAAACAAAAACATTATATGAGAAGAAAAAGTTCATTTAATGATAGAGTTTGGTCTGATAGTCCAAATTATGAACTCGAATTTTTAAAATTGGAAAATGAAAAAATGAAATTAGAATTAGACCAATTCAAGAAAAATAAGAAAATTGATATTACTATGGAAAAAGACATAGCTGCTTTACTCAAAGTTTCTATGAGTATGAAACAATTATTGGAAATTATTAGACAAGAAGTTATGATTCCCATTGATTTAGGAAAACAAATAGATAAAGTGATAAAAGAAATTGAAAATTATGACTAAATTATTTTTTAAAAAAATAGAAAAATGTTCCGATTGTCCAAATTCATATAGATCAAAAGAATCTATTAAATTAGACGTTTGTTTGATTACAGACAAAAGAATATTTACAGAAACCCCAGATTGGTGTCCGCTTCCAAATTTTGAAATGAAAATAGAAGCTAATGAGACCCAAAGAGTTTGGGTAAAAATTAAGTGATTTTAAATGGCTAAAATGTTTTTTAGATATAGTTCAATGGGGGCAGGAAAAACTCTTGATCTTTTAAAAACCTATTATAACTATGAAGAAAGAGGAAAATATCCAATTATATTTACATCAATAAAAGATAATAGATATGGTGAAAATAAAGTAAAATCAAGAACTGGTCTTGAAAGAACAGCGGTTGCTGTATCTGATGAAACTAATTTATTTGAAATAGTTAAAAATCATGAAAAAATAATAGATTGTGTTTTAGTTGACGAAGTTCAATTTTTTAAAAAACATCATATATATGAATTATCAGATGTTGTTGATATATTAAATATACCAGTTATCGCTTATGGGCTGAGGAGTGATTTCAAAACTTTTCCATTCGAAGGATCAATATACATGTTGACATTAGCAGACGAAATAGAAGAGTTAAAAACTCTTTGTTACAATTGTGAAAAAAAAGCAATATTAAATATTAGATATTCTACAAAAAAGGGGTTGCTTGGATGGGTTAAAGATATTATCGTAGAAGGAGAACAGGTTCAAGTTGGGGGCAACGAAAGTTATATGCCTTTATGTAGAAAATGTTATAAAGAATTATTAGAACTAACATTAAAAAGAAAAAATAAAGACACTAATATAATTCCAGAAGGAATATATTGTTATACAGGTATAAAATATGAAAAAGGTGTTTATCATATAAAAAATTGTCCATATTACGATAAAGTAGAAAACGGCGGAAGCCAATCTGACGGATATTGTCATTACTTAGATATAAGTGATGATAGTTTGAATAAAGAAAGTTGCTTTATAGATGAAAAAACAGGCGAGGAATTCACAGCTAAAGAATTAGGACTACCTATTGGTGGACGATTGTGGGATAGTTGCAAGGAATGCGGTGTTAACGATGATTAGATTTTCTTGAGTCTTTAAATCCTTTAATCCATCCGTCTTTTAGGTAATTATCTATATTTTCAATTTTTATTCTTCTGTTTTTATTCAAAATAGGATTAAAAATCCATACTGTGTTTTTTGTCGCCTTTGATATATTATCCCTGGATTCATCGCTCATGTTTTTTAAACCTTCTAACATTTTAATTTTTTTATCTTGATCAATTACAATGTTTCTTCTTTTTTGAGCAATTGATAAATTTGTCCTCCTTTGTAAAGTGAATGATTTACCCGTATTAGCTTTTCTAATTTTATCTTTATGTTCTTCGGTTAATTTTCTTTTAAAAAAAGTTGGACCGCCATCCCCACCAGGAGTTTGATTGGTTAAAGGTCCATTTTTAACTCCCAACACATTTAAAATTGTGCCTATTTCTCTTATAAGGCATTTTTCCAAATTGACTGCTGTATGTTGCTTCATATTCTCTTTTATTTTAAATATAATAGGTAAATATCCATCCGATTTAATTGATTTAATTTTATTTATTTTTAAAAAGTTTGAATCCTTCATTTTTAAATGAAAATTTATTCTATTTTTTCTTCCATAACCTATATAGATAGGTTGAAACTCAAAATTTACAGTATCTACAACAATATTAGATGGGACTCTGGGATCACAATACACATAAACATAATAATCTTCTATCATTTTAAAACTTTAATTTTATAATAGTATATATTAAAACATAAAACTCATATTAGTGCAAAGAATGCCGAGTTAAATCAAAACAAAACATGAATACCAAAAAACAAATCAAAACAAAATGGAAAGGTGTTCAATATTGAAAAACCATCTAAAAACTGCGGAATAGAAGAAGCGACAACAAAAACAATAAATAATTATGGCGATGAATAAAAACAAGAAATAAAATGGATAAAATACTTGATAAAATAATTTATATAGATAATAGTTATTATGGATATAGAATAACAAGAAAACTTATTCCCATACATGAAGATAATTATAACACTTGGTGGTGGATAGATTTTTTGGGTAATTTTGACAATATAAACGAAGTTAAAAAATTATATCCAAATACATCAATTCAATCAATAAATAAAGCAAAAATAAAAAAATTTATAATAGAAAAAATAAAAGAAATACATGGTAAAATATAATAAAATTAAAAGTCCTACAAATTTATCAGGATTCTACGTGGCTTATTACGGAAGCGTCATGAATGAACATAAAGGAATATACGGAATATCACATTTATTAGAACATTTGATATGTAAAGGATTTGACGATTTAATAGAAAAATTCGAATCTGACGGAATCACATGGAACGCGTTCACTAACGATTCGGAAATAGTTTTTTATATGACGGGATTAGATATATTCGTTAAAAAATGGAAGAAAATATTCTACGAACGTTTAACAACTTTTAAAATAACCGAAGAACAATTTGAAAATGAAAAAAAAGTTGTCATAGAAGAATATAAAGATTCATTTAACGATCAATCAGAATGGCACAGACAAAATTTATTAAGAAAATTATATGGATATCATGAAGCTATTGGATTATTAGATGATTTAAAAAATTTAACTTTAAATGATTGCTATGATTTTTTTGAATTTCAATATAGAAAACCGACAATGATTATTGATATATGTAAAAGTAATAACAAATCATTAGAAGATTTCTTCAGAGGAATTTCTTACGATGATAGAGTTTATGAACAATTTTTAACTTTGTTTGACGGAAATTATTTATTCGAAAAAGGAAATAACTACAAGAATAAGACATCAATAATAAATATATCTGAAATAATCAAAGATGATTTTCCGTATATAGATTTTATAACAAAAATGCTTGGTAATGGATTAAAATCCCCTCTATATCAAGAAATAAGAGAAAAAAATGGATTAGTTTATTATGTACATTGTTATCAGAGAATAATGACAAATATTTCATCACTGGTATTCTTCGAAACAGTCACATCAAATAATAATGTTGAAAAAGTACAAGAATTATTTAAAATGATTTTAGATAATCCGCATAAATATTTAACTAGAAAAAGATTTAATATAATTAAAAAATATTATAAAATTAAATTCAAGAAGGAAAATATATTATTACATAATAACGGATATAAATATATTCAACAAGAAAAATTTTCAGTTGAAAATATAATTAATGAAGTGACTTATGAAAAAATAATGGAAATTTATCATAAATATTTTGATTTTAATAAATATTATAAATCAATAGATAAAAAAGAATTTGATGGTGTAAAATTGCCTGTTTTGATAACAAAGCCTGCTACAGATATTAAATAAATTAAAAAATATGAGAAAATATAAAGATTATCAAAAAGATAAAAGAAAAAGATTTTTAACTGATGACGAAATAAAAAATGTTGAATGGGTTAATTTTAAAATAATTGTACCGACAGAAGATGATAAAAAAGAATTGATGGAAGCATTTCATCATATACATAATTCCGATATAGATACAGATTACGTTGCTGTTAATCAAATTGCAGGTCAATATTTATCAGAAGAAGACGGTGGAAATAATATAATAATAGATAAAGAATTGTTTGATACATTAAATAAAAAATAATATGCATAGAAACGATAAATCAAGATTTCTTCTTTATATTGAGCCAAAAAAAGAAGAAAAATTAAAAGTTCCGATTAATGACGAATTAACTAAATTAATGGAAATGGCTATGAGAGAATCCACGGAAGGGGCTGCCAATTATTCAGATATTAATGATGTTGTTGGAAAATTCAAAAAAGGAAATGGTTGGAGAGGAGATCATGGAACTGATTGTGGAGAATGTTCATCTAATCACGATTATTTATTGAATAACGGTTTAATAACGAATTCATTATCAGTTTTTTACGTTAAATATTATAGAAATTCTATACATGAAAACGATTGGATAAAATTAAAACAATTGGGTGATTATTACGACGTTGATATACAATTACCAAAAACTTTTCCGATATCGCCCTCATCTACAATCCATGAAACTTATGATGATTATATTAAAAATATATTTGATTCGTTATCAAATGAATTAGGAAAACAAATAAGTAAAGAAATAATTGAAAAAATAAAAAAATTGGAAAATGTCAAGAATATTGGAAAAACCGGAATTTATTAGATTATTAAAAGAAGTATCTAACAAACTTGATAGTAATAATATTCGAAATGAGATCCCGTTTGTATATAAAGATAAAATAAATTATGATCATATTAAAATTCTAATACCACAAGAGACTGATGCATCAACATTGGTCACGATATTAGATAACGGAGTATTTAATTTAAAAGGACAATTTATAGATTTTAATTATAAAGATTTTCGATTCATTTTTATTAGAACACCAGAAAATGAATTTTTATCATCGTTTTTCTATTATAGTTGGGACATATTACCAACATTAATGAATGTTATGTTTAATAAATTTGGATTACATTTATATCCAAGTGGTTTAAAATATATTGTTGGTGAAAATCTCTTTTTGGTTTCGACCAATTTAGAACATATAATTGAATTTCTAGATTTAGATTCAAATGAATATTTTTCAAAAGGATTCATGAGTTTATTCAGTTATGCTAGTTTTATATCTATTTCAAAATATTTTAACACTCAAATATTTAAAGATTTCAAATTAAATGATAATGATTTTTTATATTTTGATAAAAAACCTCAATATGATAAAGTTCTTGAATTGTTTTGCAACTTTGATAAAATTAAATATCAAGATTATAAATATCATAAAGAATTGGATAAGTATTTATTAGACATAGATACCATGTTTCCTGGATCAAATTTTTTAGAAAATATATCCAAAATGAAATTTAAATAAAATATATACTAGAAAAACCAATACTGAATGTCTTTATCTAAAGAAATTGAAGATTTTTTTAATAAATATGGTGAAGAATTTAATTTACTCACTATAACGTATGCTAAACAATTAGTACATAAAATTAAATCATCTGATATTTTACACAATTTTTTATTTGATAATAATATTACTGCTTCTATGTTATTAAATGAAATAGTGCCATATAGCAATTATAAATTTAATAGCAGTGGTGACGAAAAATTAGATATGGGAGAAATTCAAAGTATATTAAATATAATATTATTTTCAAATGAATTAGAAAAACTCATAATGGAAGATCATGTTATAATTTCATCCATTGGTTCTTCTGGTGAATTGTTTTATATCCCCGATGAATATACTGTAAAATATTTTATGGAAAAGTATGGAATAGAATTAAAAGAAAATCAAGAATTTGACTATACTATTTTAGAAGATAATGACATCGGATCGAGTAATTTCAATTTTGGAATAAATTAAATATACTAATGACGAATATATTTTTTATTCTGGGCAAATATAAACATTTGATTTGGGTTTGATGCTCTTATTATTAATTCAATATAATATTTATGTCTTTTTTCAATCCAAGTTAACTCTTTATCTGATTTACTCAATATATCATTATAATAATCATAATAATCCCAATAATTTTTTATATCATTGATTGCTAAATAATATTTATCACATTTATCATTTTTTTTATTAAAGACGAATAATGCTCTTATTTTATAATAATAAACTAACCAAGTATAATGGTTATTATCTGATATGAATTTACCAGAACTATCTATATTAACATACATCTTTTTTTCAAATTTATAGTTGAAATCATCATGTTTGAATGATTCTATGATTTCTTTCTTTGTTAATCCAATATAAATGTTATAATCTATTTGAGAATAAACAATAGACGAAATAAATACTAATATTATTGTAAAAATTTTTTTCATTTTTCTTATATGTCTAAATACAAATTATGTTTATAAATCTGCCAAAAAAATTTAATATATACGCATATGATTAAAAAATATATACAATATATTAGAGAAAATATAGAATATCTTGAAGAAGAGGATGAAGAAGACATTGACGACAGTTTTATAATCGATAAAAAATTTAGACAATTTTTAATTGATAATAACTGTTTAGAAGAATATGCGGAAAATTGCGAAAATGAAACTAATCTCAATTCAAAACTGGTCGGAGCCTCACTTTTAAGGTATGGGTATGCCGGTACAAACTGGTGGGAACATGTTGACGAACGCGATCATATAATGAATGCTTTTTATTGGGGTGACACACCACAAGGGGATTTATATTGGAATGATATAAACTATAAATGGAACAAAAAAATAGAAGAATTAAATTATGATAGATAAATATGATAACTTTCTAAATGAAAATTTTAAAAAGGATTTCAAAAAACTTTTTAATAATATAAAATCATACTTCAAAAGTGAAGATGATATGGAAAGACTAGAATCCGAACTTGTTCGACTTCTTACGGACTATAAAGAAAAAATAATGAGAGGTGAAATTAAAAAAATTGATAATCAATTTCTCATGGATCTTCAAAAAGAAGTTGATAAAAACGTCATGGAACAACTCAACATAGATACTTTTTTTAGAGGCATAAACAATTTAAAATTAAAAGGTAAAGATAAAAAAATTGAAAATTACTTCGATAATTATCTATCATCAATTCCAAAAAGGTTAAAAACATTATATAACGCTGAACAGGACATAGATATAACTGATGTGGATACAGAAGACGTTTATTATGATCCTTACATTGAAGATAAAGAGTTCGCCGAATGGCGTAAAGTAATTTCTAGTGCACCAAGATTTAGAGTTAAAAGACGAAGATTTGAATTAGAAAAAGCTTCTCTGCAAATAGAACTCTTAAAAATGAGAGATTGGTTATTTTCAAATAATAAAAAATTAGTAGTTGTTGCAGAAGGAAGAGATGCTGCATCCAAAGGATCATTCATTAGAACAGCAACAGAAAACTTACACCCTAGTTATTTTAGAATAAATACATTTGGAATTCCATCAGAAGATGAGAAAAAAAATTGGTTTAAACGTTACTCTGATGTTCTTCCAGCCACACAACAAATCGCTTTTTATGACCGTTCATGGTATAATAGAGCTGTAGTTGAACCGGTTATGGGTTATTGTACAACAGAACAATATGAAAATTTCATGGAAGATGTCTTACCATTTGAATATGATTTGATAGATAATAACTTCTATCTTATTAAATTTTGGTTTTCGATAACAAAAGATACGCAAGAACTAAGATTTAAACTGAGACAAACATCACCAATTAAATATTGGAAATTCAGTCCAAATGATGCTAAATCTTTAGATAAATGGGATCAATATTCTGCTTATAAAGAAGAAATGTTTAAGCGAACATCGACTGAAAAATCGCCTTGGGTAGCCGTAGATTCTAACGATAAGAGAGTAGCTAAACTCAATGCCTTACGTTATATTTTAAATCAAGTACCTTATGAAAATAAAAAAACAGAGATTTTAGAAGTTTACCCGGAAGTAGTTTATCCAATATTATGATCTAATGAAATTGTTTTTAACTATATCTATGGCTTCATCTCTTGTCATAGTCGGATCATCTAAATATTTATCTTTAAGAAGTGCTAACAATCTTCCTATCACTGGATGATGTCCCTTTGTAATTCCTAGTATTTCCATTATATCATTACCATTTAATGGCGGTTTAATATTTATTCCTTTATCTTTTTCTTCTAACTCTTTAAATCTTCTTCTTATATTAGATATTTGATTTGGCATATTAGATTGAGCAGAATGTGATATGTTATCAGCGTGAATTAAATCTAATGTTCTTTCTAAATGGGGGCCTAAATCCATTTTTAGTTTTCTTAGTGTTCTATCACTTATTTCACCTTCATCGCCAGAATGTTTAGTTCTCATGTGATTATTAATGATAAGAAAAACCGCATCACAAATTTCTCTTGGATATCTTAGTCTATGCAATATATCACGAGCCATATAAGCCCCTACTTCTTCATGATCATAAAAATGCACTTCGTGATCTATTATCTCTCTTGTCTTGGATTTTCCTATATCATGTAGTAATCCAGATAATCTAGTTATTAAGTCCTTTGGCGTATTCTTTAATACCTCTAATGAATGACGCATAGCATCGTACTGATGATGTTTATTTTGTTTCATACCGATGAGTTTATCTAATTCTGGAAAAATATATTTAGAAAGTCCAAATATTTGCAACAATCTAATTGCCTTGTCTGGATTGTCTGTTAGTAACATTTTATTTAATTCGCTCTGTATTCTTTCCTGTGAAATATATTGAAGTTTTTTGGCGTTCTTTTTCAAACTTCTTATCATGAATAAAGGTAATGTCCAGTTATATTTAACAATTATTCTAATTGCTCTAAGCATTCTGAGAGGATCTTCATCAAAAATCACATCCGGATTTAAAGGAGTTCTCACTATACCGTCTCTTATATCATTTTTACCCATTCCTGTTAGATCTAATATTTCGCCGCTTGATAAATCTTTTAGAAGACTATTTATTGTAAAATCTCTTCTATTGACATCATCTTTGAGTGTTCCTTGTGAAACAATGGGTTTTCTATTTCCTTTTAGATATTCTTCTTTTCTTGGCATAACACATTCAATTTCAACAAAAGAAATATCTACTCCATCATGTTTTATTTTTCTAAGGGTGAACATAGCTGTGCCGAATCTAGGATAAACTACTGGATTTTTACCATCTACATATATACCCAATTTTTTAGTTATCCAATCTGCAAATAAAATGCCTCCGTTAGGTGCATTAATAAGAAGATCTATATCTTTTGGCGTTCTGCCCATCACTTCATCTCTTACAGCACCTCCAGCAAGAAATACTTTACCTTCCCATTCTGTATCCTTTATAACATTTCTGATAAAATCAATAGCTGCTTCTATTTTATTATTATTGGTTTCAAATAATTTAAATTTTTTTATCATTTCTATGAATAAATATTTCTTTTAATATAATAAATATAACTAAAAAGTTTTTTATGATTTTCTTACATGAATATCTTTTCATCATTTCATTCTTTCTTTGGTAGGATCATTATAATCAAAAGATTTTTTACATTTTTTACATCTAAGAATTTTAACAAGTTCAAAATTTTTATCATAAACCGTTAAAACATCGAATTGATGATAACATTCATCTTCTTCTTCATCTGTTAATTTACCATTTCTCCACCATCTTATACCGTTAAAATAAATCCAACAAAATCTACAACCTTGTAGATTGTATCAAATTTACTTCTTTGTAACAGACACCGTATTGTCCTGTGAGAAATCGATTCAAAATATTCTTACCCGCATTAATATCCGCATTGTCTGTGTGACCACAATTCAGACACAAAAATATTTCTCCGTTTCGATTTCCCCTATCGGATTGACCACATACAGGACAGGTGGTAGAGGTATAATAAGGTGCTACAGTTCTGAACGAAATACGATTTAATTCACACTGTGCTTCTAACCTATTCAACCAATACTTCCAATTCCAAGTTCCGATAGAACGCCTAATACTTTTAGCCAATAGGCGTTTGGCTTTACTTTTGACTCCCATATTTTTGAGTTTTTCAACCACAATTAAATCAGGATTTTCAACATTAACAATTTCTTTTGATACTTCGTCAATTCGTTGTTTCAATGCTCTTTTAGCCACATACCAACCTTTTGACTTCTGTTTACACCTTTTTACTCGTTCAATACAACCTTTGATGTCTTTACCATATTGGTTTCCATTATTGAGTGATGCAAGTGCGTTAATACCTGTATCAACACCAATACAAACTTTACCTTCCTTTTTCGGTAATGTAACAATTTCAAAACTGAATTGAACATACTTTCGTGTGATAATATATGAATTTAATCGTTTACCCAATACATTATATTTGTTGAAATGTTTATGATATTTTATCGGTAAATCCATAATCATTTTATTTCCAACAGATGCGATCAAAAACCTGATTTTCGTGTTAATTAATAGTTAAATTTTGTTAAAAAGTTGTAAATAATGTTAGATTTTTATTGACAGTTGATTAACCCTCAGATATGTACGAATCGAATATTTTAAACTTTATTATCATATGAAATATATATAAATTAAAAAAAATAAAAATTAGATGGATCCAAATAAAAATTATTATGATATACTAGGAGTTGATAAGAACGCCGATAATAAAGAAATAAAGAAACAATATAGAAAACTAGCCAAAGAACATCATCCAGATGCAACTCAAAATCATGATGACTCAGAATTCAAAAAATTAAATGAAGCTTTTTCTGTAATCGGAGATGAAAAAGAAAGACAAATATACGATGTACAAAGTCCGCATGGTAGAAATTATAATCCAAACCAAGGAAATCCTTTTTTTCATATAAATATTAATGGTCAGGATTTTAATCCATTTGGAGGAAATCCTTTTCAAAATTTCGGATTCGGTGGAGGATCTCCATTTGATGATCCATTTTTTCAAAATATATTTCACCGCAGAGAAGAATTTCCTGAAAATTTAGATATTAAACATTCAGTTAAAATTACATTAAAGGACGTTTATAATAATAAACAAATACCAATAAAATTTAAACGTGACGTTAAATGCGATGTATGTGATTTCACTGGATTTGATCCAGAAAGCGAAGAATTTGAATGTGAGACATGCGATGGTAGAGGAAATGATGGTTTTACTCATTGTAAATATTGTAACGGGACCGGAAAAATACATACAGGAAAATGTAAAAAATGCAATGGTACAAAAGTAATTTCAAAAGATGAAGAATTTGCTTTCGGTAATTCATTTAGAATTGATAAAAGTTTTGTTAAATATATTAGAGGAATGGGACATCAATCTAAATATTATCAACAAAAAGTTGGCACTCTTTCGGTTGAAGCCACTTACATCGACGATAATAGATATATAAGAGATGGATCTAATTTGATTTATAAATTAGATCTTCACTATCAACAAGCCATTGATGGATTTGATTTTGAATACGAACATTTAGATGATAAAAAATATTCTTTAAAAATTCCATCCAAAACAAAAGACGGCGATTTATTAAGAGTCGCTAGGAAGGGTCTATTGTATGATGATAATAATAGAGGTGATTTAATTGTAAAAGTTAATATAATCATTGATTACGAAAAATTAAAGAAATAATATATGAAATATTCAGAAAAATTTAAAAAAAATCAAACAAAAAAGGTACCTTCAGGATTTACGATGAATTTAAGTTGTAAATATGTTATTGATGTAACAAATGAAAGTGAAGAAAAGTTGAAATTCATTTATGATACACTAAATGAAACATTAACCATATTAGATGATAATTTTAATTTATTAACAATAGATTATGAATCTTAATTAATGAATCCATACATTATATCAGTTTATCGTAAAGAAGACATACCATCATTTAAACCTGAATTTTTAATTAAAATAATAGAAAAAATTGGGACAATTAAAAAACACAATAGAATATAAAAAATGATTTTTTCAAATTAATATATAAGTGAAAACAAATCATTTTTTATATGGATATTTTAAGAAATTTTGATAATTTTATAAATGAGGGATCTAAAACCTCTAATTCAATAGTAGATTCTGATAAGGAAATGAAATCTTTCAAAGATGTTCCTTCTGAAGTTTTTGAAACATCAAAAAGAATACTTAACGATATATTTGATAGAGTTCGTAAACCTGTTTTTGAATATGACAAAAATAAAGGTTTAATAGTAAAATTTTTTATTAGCGAAACAGATTTTAAATATATTGATGAAGATGAAATTTTAACACTCGATGAAGGAGTTAGAAAAAAAAGGACTTATGATGTTTCTTTAGAATATCTTAATAGAATAACTGAAACTTTTGAAGTTGAATATAGAGTAAGATTTGAAATGTTAGAAGATACTGATGAAGAAGAATATTTGGAGGATGAAAATGATGATATCATAATAGATGATGATTATGAAACTCCCAATCCCGATGATTTAGAATATTTCGATGAAGATCAAGCAGACACCGACATAAAGAAGGGAAAAATTAAAATTCAAGACTTTGATCATTTCGATGAAGATGATGAAGAATAAAAAAATAAATATTAAGAAATGAAAGAAAATTTGAATCATTTAGTTCTATTCGATAAATATATTTCCGAAAAAAAGGATATTATAAAGGAAATTGGTAAAAACGTGAGGAAAGGACTTGGATTTTTGACATATGAAGAAAAAATAGAAAAAGGACTTGGGATCGTTAAAAAACATAAAGTTAAAAAGGATACCTACGAAATATTATTGAAACAAGATCCGGAAAGAGCAGAAAAATATTTAATTTTTTGGGCTGAATTACCTGATGGATTTCCGCATTGGAATAGTGTGACCAGAGAATGGGAAGATTCTGGCGAATATTATGATCAAACAGGAATACTAGGGACAAGAAAATATTAAAAGATGATCAAAAATTTTAGAATATTTGAACAATTAAGTAGACAAGACATTGATCCTTATGGTGAAGAAGATTGGGACAACGATAACGATACTCCGATAATACGGCTAGCCAAAAAGCAAAATATACAATTAGATCAAATAATGTCTTTAGATTGTTCTTATAAAGGATTAACTAGTTTAGAAGGCATTGAACAATTAATTAATTTAAGATATTTATATTGTTCATTTAATAGATTAACTAGTTTAGAGGGAATTGAACATTTAACGAATTTAAGAGAATTATATTGTCATTTTAATTCATTAACTAATTTAGAAGGCATTGAACATTTAACAAATTTAAAAATATTATATTGTAATTATAATTTACTAACTAGTTTAAAAGAAATTGAACATTTAACGAATTTAAAAATATTATATTGTAATTATAATTTACTAACTAGTTTAAAAGAAATCGAATATTTAACTAATTTAAGAGGATTATATTGTTCTAATAATAGATTGACTAGTTTAGAAGGAATTGAGCATTTAACGGATTTGAGAGAATTATATTGTCATTCTAATCAATTAACTAATTTAGATGGAATTGAACATTTAAAGAATTTAGAAACATTATATTGTTTCAATAATAGATTTACTGATGAATATAAAAATTATTTAGGATCAAAGAAAAACATGATGAAGATAATATGGTGAAGAGAATTTAATAAGATTAAGATATTTAAAATGATGTTGATAAATGAAAATTAAAAAATTAGAAAATTATAATAATAAAAATATACTTATATTTATTGGTTCGGCTAGAGATAAAAATAATTGCCCAGGTCAAGAAAGTAAAACCAGTATTATTGTTAAAAAAGCAATAAAAGATTTACCAAAAAATATAAAAATAGATATAATAGATCTAGCTATTAAAAATAAATCTTCTATTATACAACCATGTAAAGGATGTATATCTACATCAGGGGGAGCCTTATTTTTAACTTTGTGAAATGATTAGAAAAACCACTTGATCTTGTTCCAAAAAGCTTGAAATTGAGAGCACAGAACCAATAGGACAGCGAATTCGTTTCGCACGAGGAACTGGCAACAAGATCAAG